AAGTTAGAGGCGATATTAAGACTTTTAAGGCAGTTACACACTTTACATGCGAAGGTAGCATAAGAGATGAATTAGAACATGCAGGGGAAATATATAGATGTAACTCAATTAGTGAGATGTTACCCTTTGTTGAGGGACTTGATAGGATAACTAGAGATTTAAATAGAAATTATGGATTTTTTATAGAGCGATTTATTCAGAAGATTATGGAGAATAGAGAAGAAATAGAAGAAAAGTATGATGAATATATAGATGTAATTGATAGTAGTAAAGATAATATTATTTCCAGTAGTAAAAGGGTTTTTGCCGGAATTATGGTTGCGGCATGGCTTTGTGAAGAAGTATTTAAGGATATGGGAATAGAATATAGAGACTATACGGATATCGTTATGAAATATTGGGATATTTGTATTATTAAGAATAAGCCGGAACAGGATTATGTAAGGGCATTGAGACTTGTAAATGATTGGATTATCATTAATAAAGATAAAATTATGCCTGATTCTAGTACTGAGGGGATAAAAGATCCTGTGGGGATAATTGAAGATGGATTTATTAAGATACATTCAATCGCTTTTACTAAATTAATGAAGGAAAACAACTTTGTACCTACTAATATTGTTGATTGTTGGAAGAAAGAAGGGATAACAAAATGTACAAAAGGGTTGAAAGGAAGATATAAGTTTGTTATGAATGGGCGGCAAACTTGTGGAGTTTGCATTAATGAAGATAAAATAAATGGCGTTTTGTGGTAAAATAGGATAATATTACTATCTTTTTACTACCTTTTTCCTAGTCCGATTCGATAACAAGAGCCGGATTCTTCCTATTATTCCTAATTTTGAAGAAGTGATATATATATATATATATTTGGGGTTTTTGAAACTCATATATATGTTATAAAATTAAAATTAGGAAGAATAGGAAGAAAAGAATAAAAAACAATAACAAGATAAATAAAAAAATAAAAAAATAAAAAGGAAAAAGATAGGAAAACCATAGGAAAGAAAAGGAAAAAAATAGAGGGCTTTATCTCTTACGTCACATGAGATCCACCCGAAAAATTTAAAAAGATTTAAATGTTAGGTTAACCTAATTATTGTTAGGTTCCACCTAACTATATTCCATAGGGGTGTTTTACTTCATTTTTTCGCAAAAATGATCAATAATAGACATTATTTTTAGTTGGTCAACGTTATGTGAAGTCAACACTTTAAGTAAAGTGGTGATTCTCACCGGATCGTCAAGTTCCTCAATAATTAATTCTGCATTTTCAAGTAAAATTGGTAGTTTTTGCCTGATTTCTGATAGCGGTATATCTCTTTTTACTATGATTTCTTTGACAATTGTTTTTGTATTAACTAATTTATCCAGATTTTTATCAAGATCTTTGATATCGTCAATCAAATCTTTAATTCCCATAAAAAACTCTATAGGTACATTGTAAGTTTGCTCAATGACAGTAGGAAAACCTCTATTGTTATCATGAGTAGCTTTTAAGATAATTTCGTACACTTTTAATCCTCCAAGCGCAAAGTTTTAAAAATATCTTTTGTTGGTAGAAAAATAGCATTGAAAAACTTATTTAGTTGTTCTTCATTGTAGAAATAGACTGTTATTTTTCCTTTGTTGTACCAAGTCATAGACCGAATTATACCATCTGTATATTCATGTCCTTCTTTTGGATGTTCCCATCCGATAGCGAAAGATGGAATTTCACCACCAATTACAATTTGTGCAAATTGAGTTATTCCCCTCACTGCATTAGGGTTCATTGTGAACATTCTCATTCCAGTTTTTCCAACTGTATTTATCTCTTTGTTTTTAAGTTGTTCTGCCGGAACAGCAAATTTAGTTAATAATTGAATTTGCTGCAAACTTAGATAGTCTTCATTGATGCCGTAATTCTCAATTATGTAAAGAATTATTTCTCTTGTGTTAAAAGGTTTTTGAGAAAGAATAAACTCATTGTAAGCTTTACCATTGAAAATATAATTATTGAAATTGGATTCGTCAAAAATAATATTCGTAAAAAACTTTTGTATATACTCTTTTATAGTTACACCAAATGCAAGCTTTTCATGCTGTACCTTTCGATGTAAAGCGTTAATTTCCTCAGTATTAAAGGGTGACTTAATTATTTTTGGGTTTTCTTTTAGATTATTTTCTATTATATTAGCATTTAATCTTTTAGCAACTTCTTCAATTCTCAAATTTTCCTCTTCAAGAATTGTAATGTAGTAATTTAAAGGGTCAAAAATATGTAGATCAATACCCTTGTCTTTAATAAATTTCTCAAACATTTGTAGACCTCCAAACTTAGGCGCGTCCTCTCGCTTATGTTTTCTCCTAAAATCCGGCTTGCGTTGTGATAGCTGACGTTATCTAATTTCGTAATGCCCTCATTTAGTTTTAATCTTTACTTTTTTTTAGAAAGTCCTGCCTCCAAATATATTGTATTTGACTGTAATATTAAACGTCTTCAAAGTAAATAAGCATTTTGGTTTTATAGAAAAATTTAGTATTTAATTATCTATATAAATAATTAAATATGATAATAAAATACATATTTCAGGTAATTATGCCAAATATTAAGGCTCCCGATAGCGGAATTTATATAAAGGTCACTATTCGCTTAGAATCAAATTGCCAATAGGAAATAATCAGAAAATTTTTTGATGGGCTTTAAAACGCCTCTCAAAACAGGTCTTATTTTGCCACATCATCTATTTTTTAACTTTTGTTACAATGTCTACCGCTACTGTTTTAAATTTAAACAGTAAAAGTGTCTTCCGATACCGTTTTGTTAAAAAAAACAGCGTTACATTTTCAAAATGAGGCGGTTAAAATTAACGTCCTGAACCTACCCTACCACCCTATTAAAAAAAACCTCTAGATTTTTATCATTTTTCATTTAAATTTCTATTTTTTCTCACTCTAGATGCTGTTTTATTCAAATTTCGTTTTGCAAATTCGTTTCTAAGTGGAAATAGCTTACAGAATTTCCCACCCTTACAGTCCTCAACATCCTGTTTATTGCCTGAACAGCACTCTAAACAGTGTTCGTATATAGTTTTTAACGCTTCGTTTTTAGTAATCATTAAAAATTAAATGATTTTATAACTATTTAAGTTTATTCATTAATTATTCTTATAATTAATCTTACTTCGGCATCCATAATTTTAGATCGTATGTTGCTAATACCACCAAATAATAATTGTGGCACTTTTTTATCTAGATAAAGAAGACGGTTAAAATGTAATTTTCCATTATCTTCTATAGCTCTCCATTCAAAGACGTTCACTTTATAAGAATGTATTTTCTTAGATCCCATTTTGCAAATAATAGAAACTATTCCATTCCCGCTTTGCGCTTTCAAGGAATATCCTGATACTGATTTATCATTTAGTTCTGTTATTTGTTCAAGAATCTTAATTCCTCCTATTTTATATCTCATTAATTTCAGATTTATCAATTATAGTTCTATTAAATGTAGTTTTTAAAAATAAATCACAATTACAATCTATGCATTTTACAGTTATAGTTTGTAACTTATCATTAAATTCTACAGCTAATTTATGATATCTATGTTTTTTTACATGATAATAATTCAATTTAGACCTCCTGACAGCAACGAAAGGTAATAACGAAACCAGAGTCAACTTTTTTTATCCATCTTCTGCTTTTCCAGTATCGGATATTTTCATTTGATGCGTTTATTAATTGTTTACCTTCCTGCACATCTCCGTTTATACAGTCTTTTATTTTTAAAAGTGTAACTTCCCTCATTAAATCACAACTTTAAGTATATTTATATAGTTTTGCAACTATTTGTACATTTGCATTTTGAAAAAATAAAAGAAGTAAAGCTTTATGCTTTCTTCTAACACTATATTAAACTTTACTAAGTCTTATTCTTTCTTTTCGAGTGCAATTTTAATTTTTTCTGACATTTCGGCTACTTTTTGGTATTTTAAATCAAGTGATTTTGCTTTTTCAACGTAATTTTCAAGAAATTCAGGTAAAAGATTAATTGCGTTGCCTAATGTAAACCTGTTTGCTTCTTCAATAGGTTTCCAATCGAAAGTATTTTCCTCAGAATACCCTACACATAACATAAATGCATCTTCATTTATTTCCTGAATTGCAAGTGATACCTTATAGAATTCATTATCCCCGATATCCCTTTTGTCCCTATATGGTAATTTGATATCTGACAATACAGGTATGAATATTTCATTAATTGTTTCCGCATTCCTTCTCATTGAAGAAACATTTTTAACAATATTTTCCCCAAATTTCTTTAAAGTTTTATATATTTCTTCTATATCCATATTTACCACCAAAAAAATTAAATAAATTTATTTAAATAAACATGGTGATTATTTCCTTCATGTATTACCAATTCTCCATTATTAGTTTGCCAGTGATCATCCCATCTTTCATTTTGATCTTCAATTTCGGTATGTGAATATTTAGCAATACCTTTAATGGTATTAATTGTAGTACTTACTTTGTCAGGATTTATAAGTTTCATTAAACCACCAAAAATTAAATATCTAGATGATTAATACAATGTTGTGTAATTTCACTAATTTCTATATCCTTATTACATACACAACAATGGAATTTAATAAGTTGGTCTTCTATTCTTTCTCCTGATTCTCCAAGATTAGGAAAAATAGTCATATGATTTGTATAAAAACTAGGTATTGCAGAGTGCAAATATGTTTCTTTAACTTCACACTTTATATTATTCATTATAAAGTATCTTAAGTTAATCACTTCTAAAGGTATTAACTCAGTATAATCTTTCAATTTCGTAAACCTCCGAATATTAAATACGTTTAAACTATAAATGTATATCTATTTCCTCTTCATATTCAGACTGTTCCGAATTTAGAAATTTAAATTGTGGATCTTGTTTAAAGATCTGATTTAAAATTATTTCTTCAAATGGTGTTTGAAGTACATTACCAATACTATAATCTGTTTGGTCGTCATAGGATAAATTACAATCTATTAATACATCACCTAGCGCGTTTATATATAATTCATCTATCCATAATTTATCATCTTCATATTCAAAGCTAATTTCATTTATATATTTTGGGTTTTTTACCCCAATTCCATTATTATTAGCTCTACCAGTATTAATTAATAATAAGTCTTGCTTTCTAAAATCTTTATCAGTTCGATAAAATTTTAAATTTGTAAATAAATCTATGTTTTTTTGTTTTATTGTATCATGATATTCATCTAATGATACTGTTAGTCCACCTGTAAAATCCATAGTTTTTAAAATATCATATTCATATTGAAGTTTATCTATGTACTTTTTCTTATGGATTTTACCGTTTGTAACTAAATAGAAATTAAGATATTCAATATTTCTATCTTTTAATCCAGAAAAGATATAATCAATGGCTTTAAAATTTAAAAACGGCTCGCCTCCTGAAAATGTAACGGAATAAATAGAATCTATATCAATAAGTACATTATTAATAACGTCCTCAGTAATATTAATTCTTTGTGAATCACCCCTTAAACAGTGTGTGCAATTCATATTACAACGTCTGGTTACTTCAAAAATTAAATAATTAATATGAAGTTCCATATTAAAACCTCAAAAATTAATAATTTCATTAACAGGTTTAAATGAAGGATCTGCATTTATTTTCTTTTCCTCCATTCTACCATAAAAAGAAAGTACGGCATTTTCGATATTTTCGTAATATTCACCATGAGCTACATAAGGTAATCCCTTATTTGCTCCATCGTAGGGGAATATTTCAATATGAGTAGAAAATGGAGTATTTTTATTCTCCACTAAAAAAAGTAAAACAACTCTAGACGGATAAATACCATTTATTTTTTGATCATACTTTTCTGATGCAGATAATATAATACATTTCATAAAATCACCAAAAATTAACTGGATTTTACCATTTAAATTTAGAATTAATTTTTTGAACCAACTTTTTACTTATTGGTTCAGGCATTGATAAGCTGAACTTATGACAATTATTATTTGTTAGATAATTAAAGTCTTTCAAACCGTGTACTATAGGTAATTCAAACCTTTCAGTATCACGCTTCCAAGTCTTAATTTTACCGTTAACTCTGAAACATGCGGGCGTTCCATCTAAGTTATAGTATCCAAGAACGTAAATTACATCTCGAAATTCTAATTTTAAAGCTAAATTCTTATCAATCATTTAATAAACCTCCGTTATATTAAATGCATTCAATCTATTTAATCATATGTAATGACAAAAAAAGATTAAGAAGGTTATTAAATTCATGTATTTTAGTAATTATTCCATCCAGCAGCTTTAAGCAATCCATTCTTTTTAAAGTTATTACCGTAATAACCCAAAGTAGAATCTATACTATTCTTGTGTATTAAATGACAACAATTACACATCTCTAATGTATACGTTTCAAATCCATATACATTACCGTTAATGTAATCGTTATATTCTTCTAATTCGCTTTCCATTGCAGATAATAACCAGCTTTTTTCCTGATATTTTGGATCATTACCACATAATTCTATTAATCTTTCTTCGGTAATAAACATAAATCATATAATACCAGTATCCCAATTTTCAGAATTAAATGGGTTTATAGTACCAATAAAGATATTTAAATTACCATGATCTTTCATAGAACACGTTTTTAATATTACAGGATTGTATTTAGTATAAATTAAATCCTGTAAGTTAGCCCAAGAATTAAAATCTTTTTCTGAAATGTTTGTTTTATCTCCAAGTTCATATTTTTTATGGAAAAAAACCATAGTACTTAGATTGTTCAAAGTTCTAGGATTTACAGGATTTTGATCTGTAAATATTTCTAAATAAATCACATCGTAAGATCCGGTTTTTGAATTATATATTTCCTTTTTATAATTCTCGATACATTTATCAAAATTGCTCAATTAGTAGTCCTCCACTATACTTTATGCATTCTTTTTATATAAGTATATGTATTGACGTTAATTAATCTAGACGGTATTTATATACTCACTTTGTCACATCGTATTAAGTGGCTTTAGCATATTATTTAAGATTAGACTAATATTTAGGTAGTAAAAAGTAAAACACAATTAGCAAAAATGATCCTATTGATATTGTTTTTTCGTCTTGCTATGTGTTTCTCATACTTTTTTTACATTAAATGTGTATCTCATCGGCTAAAACTGGCATATTCCTATATACTATGGAACGATTGACTTAACAAAAGCATCATTAAAACATTATGAGTATTTCTTTTCACCACTTCACAACAATAAAAATCAACGGTATGACATCAAAAAAGAAATAATTAATTTGGTTTTGGGTAAATTTTTACTTCTTGTGCTTTCTCATCTATTCTAAGAAGTAATATTCTATATACATTTTTTAATTCCCAATCATTAGGACATAACCGTTTTGCTGTATTAATTGCTGTTTCAGCATTTTCAGAAATAAAAATAGTATCAGAATATGCTGTTTCTACTGGTCTTGTACCGTAAATACAATAAATTGCTTTAAATATATTTTGCATTTTATCACCAAAATAAACAATTAATTTTTTATCTGCCAATACTTTTGGGGCAATATAATTACTTTAAATTCAGTTGATGCTTCATTTCTATAAGCTAATTTGTATTGAGATATTAAATAATCTTTTTCTTGTTTGTCCTTTGCATAATCACAATGTTCCCAAACACCTTTATTGTTTTCATTTCTAGTAAGTAGTTGGTACATATATCCAAATTCAGGTTCATAAGCTTTTGGGTAAGTCATAATCTCACCAAAAAAATTAATAAAATCTGAATACTTGTATTGCATCATTACTTTCATTTAGTTTAACTACGATACCAGAATCAATGGTTAAATGTTCAATTCCATCAAATTCTTTTAACCATTTTGAGACATTCGGCATATGTACTTTATTATGTGTACTTAATATATTATCTAAATACCATTTTTCATTATCTAATTCAAAGAATGTTCTGCCGTCTTCATCCTCATCATTTGAGAATTCATATTGTAATTCTAACCATTCTTCATTACCAGTAATTGTAATGCCGTCAACTACTTTTTTCAATTAATAGACCTCCATTATATTAAATACGTTGAAACTATTTAATCATATGTATTTATAAAAAAATAAGAATGAAGTTATTTATTTAATTAAAAACTCTCTTTTCTCCTTATCAAATTCTAATTCCTGATCTTCAATTAAACTATTATAGAACAATTCATCTAGATAATCTTTAATTCCAAAATGTTTTTTAAGGAATTTACCTTTAATTTCAATATTTAAGTCATTCCATGAGGGAGTGAGTATAATTTTTAAATCAATAACTCCATCATTAAAGCCTCCTTCATTCATGTATTGATAAGCTGATTGAATAATTAATTTATCTGGTTTTGAATTAATAAAATCAAAAGTCGTGTCAAAATTAATACCTGAACCATGAGGTAGGGAATCAATAATTTTAATTATAGCATCTTCCCATATATCGCGCCATTCATCATTATTGCCTTTAATACAATTTTGATAAGCAATAAATTTATTTCCTAAATTCTGATATTTTTTATGAACAGTCATATTATCACATCGATTGTAGATAAATACTATTTAGACTATTATCAGATTCAAGTATTTGAAATAATTCTTTAAACATTTTCCTCTTTATTCCTGTTCTTATTTCAAATTGAGAATACATATTATCATATCCATATCTAAAGGATATCTTTGTATTCTCAAAGATGAATTGTTTATCATTGATGAAATTAGTATATTCTGTAATATTAACAAAATATTTAATTACAATTAATGGTTTATTTTTGATTACAAATTTAAAGGAATTTTCATCTTTATCAAAATAGATCTTACTGAAATATTCCTTTAAATTTATTGGTAATACTATCCTATTTTTCATTGAAATAGGATGTTGATTATTATATGCATTTAATCGAATAGGTAATTCATAGCATACATTTCTATAAGATCTATGCATGTTTTCAAAGAATTCTTCACTTTTTTGTATATCAATACCTCCCAATAAAAAAAGTGGGGCTTTTGCCCCTAAAATTTAGTAGTTTATACTACTGTCGGCATTGGAATAGGTAAAGGAATTTCATAATTAGTGTTCAATATCTTTCTTTCTGCTTTTTGTAGTATCTGACTGAAAGTGTCTGGTGTCATTGCATCATGTGACGTGTGATAAGTTACCGCATTATACAACGACCAACGATCAAGAATTAAGTTATCTCCTGCTTTTATTGCATCTTTGCGTGCTATATCTCCTATGGCTTCAGCATGTTTTTTAGTGCCAAACATTGATTCGAGAGAATCATAAAGCTGTCGAGGATCTTTAAAGATAATTTCATCTTGCATAGCTTTTTCAATTATATGGGTGATTGTGTCACCTGAATCAAGAATTTTCTTTACAAAACCAGTTACCATATTAGTTACTGAGCTTAATAAAGCCTCTTGTGATTTTGCATTGTGATTACGGTAAAAATTTGCGCCCGATATCGAGTTATCCATAGTCATTCCGTTAGTACAGGATAACCTTAATAACCATGCTGCACCATTAGCTGCATAGAATTTATTAAAACTATTTTCAAATTCGATGCCTAATGCGATATTATCCCCTACTTTTGGCTCAGTTATTGAATGGTCTTTAAAGTTGACTCTTAATGTGTATGCATCTCCTTGATTTCTCTCAAGTAGAAAACCGTATATATCTCTTACTCCAATTTCTTCTAATGAGCTTGCAAGCAAAGAAAAAAAGTCTCGATGCTGTAAAATTTCATAACTTGAAGTTGCAATTTGAGCAACTTTATTAGTTTTGCTGTTTACAATTGCCTTGAATTCAGATTCATAATTTTTCTCATTTTGAGAAAACTCTCTGAATTCTGCAAATTCATCTATGGTTTTTGTATCGGGTACAAAAACTTTACACTCTTTCGCATCTGTCATTTCCATAACTTGATTTTGAAGGTCGTACATGTCGGAAATAACAAATTTTTGATATTTTGAATTTCTTTCTCTTTTAGCCATTTTAGTAGTCCTCCAATTATTATATATGCGTGCAAAGTATATAATCATATCTGTCTAAATTACCAACAAACAGACGGTAAAAAAACATAAACGAATTTTGACTGTCCGGTGGGGGGCTATCCTGTAACAAATGTTAGAGCAGAAATGAACGAAACTATAAGAGCCGCAAGCGCGGCGATATATATATATTTTGCGAAGCAATCTATATGTTGTGGTGAATTTCGATAGATAAATTTTGTAATAGATCAATTGAGTACTATTCTAATAGAACAATTGAGTACTATACTAATAGATTAATTGAGTACTGTTTTTAGTTGGTGGTTTTTTCATTATTTTCATTAAAAAATTCCAGTTTTCTAAATAGCTCTTTCTCAGATTCATTCATAAATAATAAATCATTAGAATTCATGTAATTGCGTATTGTAGTAAGTTTAATGTTTTTATTTCTTTCCGGTAAATTATTGTTGAAAATACTCAATGCTATCTTAACTAAAATTGATGCTCTTTTAATTTTTTGGTGTGTTGTTAATTTATCATATCTTATTTTATCAATAAATATTAGTCTATCACTCATTTTATCACCAAAAATTTAAAGGGGTTTACCCTTTATTATTTTTCTGTATCTCTCCATTCATTGTCAGGAATAAATTCTTCATCTTCAAATCGATAATGTTGTTTCATTGTATCGTTATAGACATCCAATATATTTAACATTGAAGGTCTATAAGTCCCACCAACAAAAGAATTATGTGTTCCATCTGCATTTAAGAATTCATGTTGAACACAAAATTCTTTATAGTCTTTGTGATCAATTTCAATTACTGTATAACGGCTTAAAATTCCCTCTCTATATTCTATTGAATTTGTAGCTAATAATCTCCTATATTTCATATTACCACCAAAAAATTAAGAGAATAAAATTAAACATTTCGTAGTTGTGATGCAACAGATTTAAGTTTGTGCCATCTTATTATATTCTCTGCTAATAATTTTGTTCTCCTTTTATAAGTTTCGTAATCATCTGATTCAATACCAGCATGATCATTTCCTATAAGCTGATTTGTGTTACGTTTTGTTATTTCAACGTTTAAAGGTCTATCAGGTATTTCATTTATATGAGTATAAATATTATATTCATCCGACATCCATTTGTAAATTTCACCTCTCATTGTGAAAGAGAGTGTAAATTTTTTACCGTTTATTTCCATTGTATCCCCAATATGGGATTTAAGATCATCTTTTTTAAACATTTAACCACCAAAATTTAAGAGGAAATTAATTTCCCTCTTTATATAATTTTTCATGCAATTCTTCAATTTTTTGTTCATCTCTCTTTTCAATTTCAACTTTTATTTTATTTAACATTTCATTTACTATGGTTATACTCATTGTAAAATCTTCTATCAAAAGTGTTTGAATTGATAGAAGTGTATCGTATTCATTATTTAATTGATAAGATAATTTGTTATCAATATTTTTATCTAATCTTTCTTTATCTTTATAAAGAGATTCTAAATCATAATCTTTATGAACTTTATTCTTTAATGATATCATATTATCACCAAAAAAATTAAAGGAATAATTTTATTCCTTAAATCTATTGATCCACTCAGGATTAAAGTCAATTTTCTCACAATTGAATAATCCTTTAAGAGATTTCCAGTAAGTACCAACACTTTCTGATAATCTCATATAATCAAATATTGTTTGGGGTACATTTTCGTAAACATAAACTTTATCTGTATTAGGTTTAAATTGAACAAACAACTTTTTGGTATTTTTATTGTAAGCATAACATTTAATTGCTGTAGAATCTGCCTGAATTAAGGTTAAATCTCCATCGATTACAGTCATAAATCTTTTGAAATTCCTTTTTTGTAAAGGCTTATCATTCTTTATAAATTCAACTTCGTTATTTTTTGGTTCATCAATCTCAACACTTATTACCGCCACATCTTCCGATTTTTTGGCAGCTTTTGTTTTCCTTGATTTCTTTAGGATGTCAGCTTGTTTCTCCTCAAACTTCCATCCTTTTTGTACCAAGTTATCAAACATTTTTATCAGACCTCCAAGATCTTTAGACTTTTATAACGATTACTTCGTAACTCTCTCAGATTCGTCAATCCGGTCAATTTTTAGGTACGTCTACCTTATTCTTTGACATACTATACTATGGGGTGTGAGCATATATACCTATCGGACTGATCTAGGAATGTTTATACTGTGTCTACTGATGTTGGATTATCGTACTGTCAAACAATATAACTAGCCACATACGGATAATCACTAGATCTTTAGACCGAGCCTACTGATAGCGAATTCCTGAGTTGCCCACCGTCAAACCTTTTGTGCATAGTGCGCCACTAAAAACGATGTCGGCTAGCACATAACATGGAAGTTTAGGGGGTGCGGGGCAGCTAAGTAGCATACGTAAATCTTCATATTTTTTTTTATTTTTTTTTATTTTTTTTTTTTATTTTTTTTAGCAAACTATATAAATGAATACAGCGTTTAAATAACAAGTGGCGCAATACGTAAATCATAAAATAGAGATAATGATTTCAGTTAATGTTTACGAAATGCTATTTCGTAGAAAAGAATTTCCTTCTGAGGAAATTCCTAACGTAGTGGATCGAATGATAACGAGACAATTATCTGATGATTTCATTTACCCAAAAAGAGAGGATTATTCCATCTACTACATTACGATAAGTAGAAAGGCTAATCAAAAATTAAAATATCTTCAATACCATTACGGCATTCATACAAAAAATGAAGTAATATGGAGATTGATGAATGGAACTTGATTCAAAAAAAACACAACTTCCAAGAGGAAAAAAGGAAAAAACAAAAAAAGCAACCCCTAAATACGATATAATGGGTCAAATTGATTTTCCGATTCTTCCTGAATTAGAAGAAATCTTTTTTAGAATGCAATATGTACCCAAAATACACGTTATTTGGGATGGTGATAAAGAAATATCACGCTGTCTTTACAAAAATGAAGTAATTAAAATGTTAGTTGAAGAGTTCGACTATACTGTTACTATAGAAGCAAATACAAAGTCTAAAATGCACGCTGCAAAGAAAAACTTGCGTATTGAATGTCAAAAAGAGTGTATTTATTCATCTGAGAAGAATCGTGGAAATTGTATGATAAAGATCTCTCCTAGTATTGAACATGATAAAGTAACTAAACAGAAACTAATTAAGCTAATTTATTTTTCTAGAGATTTAGCTGAATTAAACAAGAAGAACGAATGTCTTGTTCGATATGTGGAAGAACTCACAGGAATAAAGGGGAAACCTACGATTTATGTTCGCCAGGAGTTGTGCTGATGAAACCAAAGCTTAAAGCCTTCATAAATTATGATGAGACTCCTGAAACTAGAGCAGTATTACTCTATGAAGTGATTGCAAGTTCACATAAAGTAGTAAAAGGTGATAGAGCTGTATTAGAAACAGGTAGAAAACTAAGACCAGATTTAATAGCAAGTTTAGTTTCTAAGGGTGCAGTAATAATAAATAAAAAAACAGTTGTTGCATGTGGTAAAGATAAAGTATTTAACATACCTTTAACTAAATCAAGAACATTTTCAGATCATGGAGTTAAAAAAATTAGAGTTACTATTTATGGAGAAACATTAATAGAACTCATGGAAAAGATATCAGCAGTAAAAAAGAACATGGCAGAATATAATATCATTCCAAACATCTGTATTTGGGGACAAGTAGGAAAACTAAATACAAGAGAAACAGAAGAAGCAATTAATACATACATGCCTGAATTCGATAAAGAAGTAGAAAAAAAAAGAATGAAAATGGAGCTTAGTACTATGAGGGGAGATTATAAAGTTTAAATACACTCACCACATATAAAAAAAGACAAATTTTCATTAGTATGGGTGAAAATATCTTTATCATTCTTCCCCTTTAAGATTAAATAGCATATTTCATCTTGGTTTATTAGTTTTTTGCATTCCATGCACCTCAAAAAAACTCACCCCTAACATCTTTGATACAGTATTCAATCCTATTAATAAAGTAAACCCTAATAATTCTTCATACTTCCACTTAGAAAATCTATCTTTATTTTTATTAAATGCGTATGTAGTGGCATTTAATAGTTTATCTGGAATCATAATCTTGCATTCTACTAACTCTGAATATACAAGTTCAGGAAACAGATTGACTATTGAATCAGTATAGTTATCCTTTATTTCTATCTTAAAATAATCTGTTTTTTCTAATCTTTTTATCAATCCTTCATTGTTTATTTCTGCTTCTAATATATGTCTTCTTGTTTTTGCTAAATCTATACGTATATACAATAGTTGAATAAAGATAATAGCTAATATACATAAATTACAAACAAAAAAATCTATAACATTACCATTATATATATCATAAAGTGCAATTCCTAAAAAAATACAACTTAATATCTTAAATAATTTATACATTAGAAATCCTCAATGTGTGCTTTTTTAATGAACTCAACTGTACAGGAACTACACCAAATCCCTTCTTTATAGTCTAATAATCCTTTTGTACCGTAATGATTTGCAAAACTGTTTACTGGAAATGGTATAAACACAAACAATGATATTTCTCTACCACAAATAGTACATATCATGATACTCCTATTACACACGTTTTACAATAGAATCCCATATTATTTAATGGAAATTCATTAATAGATATATAATATTTAGCTTCTAATATAGTACATGGAATAAATAATATACCTGTAATCTCTTTACCACATTTTGTACACTTCATTATCTGTCACTTCTACTTTTTTTGCTGTTATAATATAATTAATACTATCTATTTCTATTATCATACATTCATTCTCTATTAATGTGTATACAAACTTTAAATACTTCTCAACTACGTTTTCAAATTTATCTAAATTATCTTTACTATCATTTATTCGTTCACTCATCAAAAAATAATCTTTCAATGAAATAACTAAATTACCAGCAAACAAGATCCATAATAATATAAATACTAAAGTTGTTTCATGAAATATAGAAGCAATAATTTCTAATGTAACTGTTATAATCACAAAATATGTATATTCTTTTCTCATTCTACTCCAAAATACTTATAATTTTTAATATATAATACTCTACATCTTTTTCAGCACCCCATTTTAATAATCCTATGCCTTTACATAAATGCACCTTTGTAATTAAAACAGGAGAATCTTTTCTATAACCATTTCTAAACTTTACATCAATATCTTGATTCATGTATTTTTCAAATCTATAGATGTAAAAGGGTTTTATCTCTCTATATTCTTCCTTTTTTTCGCCTGATTTAATCATTCTAAACCATTCACCTTTTATTGGTAGTGTTAACATGATACCTCAAAATGCAGTCCAATTAGCATATGGTAATGAATCATACATTTTTTTATTTTCCCATTCTTCAAAACTGATACTTTCCCACCATATTGTTTTATATGTATCTCCCTCTAATTCCATTAAATTATCCCCATTTACTGATTTAATAGCTATACTAGTAGAGACATTAGGTTCATCTTCCCCAAATGAAAGAAATATAATCGCATTTTGACACAATTTATAATAAGAATCTACTTGATTATTAATAACATCTTCTAATAACATACAAAAAACCTCTTATGTTAATCTCATTCTCATACACTCTTCACAAAAACAATAACTTTCACCAAAGAAATTTCGTTTAAAATCATCCCCCATTAATTTACCTTCCATTACATAAAAACATTTTTTGTTCTTTTCAATTTCAAATTCACAAATTACGCATTTCATTTTAAACACCATTAAACGATTCACTTACATATGTTATAATATAAGTCAATTCATCAATTTTTTCTTTATATTCTTCGTATTGTTCTTCATCAAGCTGGTCTTTAATTAATTCAAACCAATTTTCTAAGTCATAACATAAATCACTCATTTTACTAAACATATTAATGGGTTTCACTCTACGAATTCTTATTTCTACTTTACCTACATCATCACTAATAAAATGAGTAGCGTTTTTACTAAAATCTACTTTTATTTTTTCTATTTTCCCCATTATTATATTCCTCTACTATTTTTTATTATCATTTCATACTTTTATTTTTCCTATTATTCTTTATTGCTCGTTTTAAAAGAACATTATTTATTTTATTTTTAGTTAAAGAACAAATTACTTCTTCAATTTCATTTGGTTTATATTCTTTTATTTTTGGTTTTGATTTTATTAATTCCATAGGTAATTTGCTTGTATCCATATTAATAGGAATTTCATCTTTTAGTATAGCATTAATAATTTCTAAAACATAAAATTCTCCAAGTGTTGTAAATTCATTATCTTTTGCTAACCCAAGTGTAAAATATTCTTCTGGTAAACTTCTTACATGATAACCTAATCTCATATTTTCACTCTGCTACAAACTTTTTAACAGGTTTACTATTAATTACTGTTTTTATTTTTTATTCCGTCTTGAAATCTATTTTCAATACCAAACATAATAGTTAATCCAATCATTTCTTCCAAAGTTAAATCTAATCCAGATATTTCATGTGCTTTTATTAAAATTTCTTTGATACAATCCGGTATTTTGGCTTTTATATCTACGATTTCTTTGTATTCCAAACCTGGAAAACATTCAGCAATTGCATCATCATATGTCATGTTCCTCTAAGTACTGTATAGTCCACTGAATAATTAATATTTTTACATCATCGAATATTGATTTCTGTATTTCAAAACTTTCAAATTCACATGGTTTTACAAGTTTTAACCATTCATCCATATTTGTTATTATATTATTTTTTATTTCTTCGAGTTCCATTTTCTACATCCTGTTATATTCTAATAATTGTGATCTACTAATAGCAATTAAATTTTTTGGATCATCATTATATCTATTACCGTCTATATGATAAATTACATAACCTATGGGTATGTCACCATAAGTTTCTTCGTAAATTGCTCTAGATCTTTTTTTTCTTTTATTCACTCCGTCCCACAAATACACCCCTTCTTTCAAATATTGAACCCCTCCTTTCCAACTAGGGTGATCCTTCCCTACATTTTGCCCTTCAACAAATTCTGTTTTTTCATTTAAATGAATGCCGATTAGTCCTTTATTCCAAGGTTTATGTCGTTTCTTATATCGTTTACCGCTTTTATTTCCCTTTATAAATCTTCCTTTTTCATCCCTCTTTAGCATCGAAATCCTCTATTTCTTTCTGTATTTCATAAAATATTTGATCGGCATTCTCCACATTTTCTATTTTAAACGGATATTTCAATCTACCTACAAAGAATTTTGCAAGATCAATGATGAATGGTTTAACATCTTTTTCATCAGTAAAGAAGAATGATAATTTAGGCATTTCATTAAGAATCTCATCTATCTGTTCTTCTGTTGCATCCGTTTCAATTATTTCATTTATCTTTTTCACTTTCATCATTTATCACCAGATAAGGCATCCCTAAAGGTAAATACTCCCAATATTTGCGCTCCGCGCAATATTCTACTTTATTAATTCCAATTCCAAGCACTAATAACATTTCCATTACTGCATGAATACCACTCCATTGTATACCACTTTTTGTATCAAGCATGTTATTAAACGACCAACCACCCCCACTGGACTTCTTGAAACCATCTGGTAATTCAAGCAACATATCATATATTTCATCTTTATGTTTATCTAATTTACTTTTATTAAAGTAAAAATCATTTATAATTCCTTCTACAATAACTGGTTTTACATTATCATTATTCATACTTAGATCATCATGTAAACATTCCTCTACAATTTCAATCACTCTCAATGAGTTAATTTGAACATATTCTACTATAGGGTATTTAGGAGTAACTAAATTTTGAATATTGCCAATCAAACTGAGCTTTTTAATTGCAATGCCTAATAGTACTAACTGTTCTACTTTAACTAAATGTTCAGTCCAATGTCCTTCTTTATCATATGATAAATTTAGAAAATGCAAACCATCTATTAATTCATCTGGAAACTGTTTTAACATTTCAGTTATTTCTTTTCTATGTTCATCAATTTTTTCCTTGTTGAAAAAAACAGTGGAAAAAACCCCTTCTGCTTTAATACCAGAATTAGATAAGCAATTGTTATAGATTTCAGATACTCTGGATTCGTTAATCATTTTCTCACTCTTTACAATTTATCAATTAAATTATCAGTTAATTGTTTATCTAATCCCATTTTTAATAATAATGTGAATATTTCTTTTTGTAATGTTCTATTTTCATATGTGTGTAGGAAGTAAAGAAAAGATCTTAATAAATCCATAGATGGAATTTCAGCTTCTATTAAATTACCTTGAACTTGTTTATCTAAAACATATGAATACATCATTACATTTATCTGTTCTTTTAACAATACATTCATATCCTCCCCTAGTTTTTTACCGACAAAAAGATTAAAAACAGAATAATCAAGTAACATATTAAAACCCATTTCACAAGACGCGATTCTCATCATTACTGGGTAATCTGGATGATTAACGTCTTCTTGTTGCCCTATGATAAATGGATAAATTTTACAAGATCCAGGTCTATCATCGTAAATAGTACATCGATCCTCATATAAAAAGGGGCAAGGTTTTTCTTTTATTATACGATCTCCTTGCACAACTTCATCATTGTATGTGTATTTATAGTCATTAACTCTTAATGTATTCATTATTTTTTTACATTTTCTATTAAGTTTTGATATAATTTTTCTTGATTCTTTATCTACAGGTATATCTAATATTTTACAACAGAATCCATTACAAGTAGATGGGCATTCATAAAAGCTTAAAATATTAAATAAAACCTCCAAAGGTTTCATATTTTCTATTTGTTCTGCTATTGACATATTATCATTCCTGTAATTTAATTAATCTTTTATGAAGTTCAGTTTCACCGCGTATATACGGTACAATCCAAACTTTGTCGCCTAATTTACCAGATTTCGCATATTTTTCATGTTTAAAATGTCTCCAATGCCCTCTTACTAAAGTAGTATCATTGATTATATTTCCATGTTTTCTTTTTACTTTATTATATTCCTCTACATAATTTTTAAGTTTTCCAAAAACTCTTATTATCTGGAAATTACCTTTTGTATTTCCTTTTGGAGAATAAGATGGATAATGAGGAATTAATCTAACATCCTTTTTATGATTCATTGGGTTTTGTAAATCAATTTTATTAATTATAAGATTACAGATATTTAATGAATAATTCATTACTGTTTTCAATGAATCAGTAAATTCTTTAGGTACTTGTGATTCAGGGGTGAATACTTCATCTGACCCTGCAATTACAAAGTTAATATCTCCATCTTCATTGTCTTCCATAAATACAAAATCAAATGATATTTTTGGAAGATCGTTATCAAGTCCAGGTGCAGAACTTATCTTATCTAACATATTTTTTGCAATTATAGGATCTTTATAGTGTTCTAATAATGAAATATATGTATATTGTTTAATATCAAATATAAAAAGTCCCATTAAAGTTCCATTATTTAATTTAAATTTTTTATTTATAAACATTGCAGGATAAGGAACATTAATATCGTTAAAATCTGCTTTGCTGTCATAAATAAGACTATCAAGACTTGAATCAATGGATAAAATAGGAAATTTATTAAGAATATTATCAATATTACTTACATCAACTAATAATGCTTCTTCTGTATTTGTAATTCCAAGTTTTTTAAAATATTCAACATTAGTAGTTTCTACTTTTGTACCATAGTTTAATCTCAATAAAGTTGTATTTATAAAATACGTAATCCATTCGTATGGATCTAATTTATTTTTTAAAATAAAAAGTAGAGGGTCTAATTCTTTGGTTTTGGTATCATATCTAATTTTATATCCCTCCAATTAATAACATCTAATTAATAACCTCCAATTAATAGACTAATAGCCCAAAGAATGAATATAATCATAAGCCAACCAATCCAACCTTTTATTACCTCTGCTATATCTTCTCTAAATATATTAAAGGGATAAACAACTAAAATAGCACCAAAAAGACCATTCAAAATGGATGTAACAATCCAATAATGGTACATGTTTTTTGCACCATCGTAAAAATAATATGTAGCTGCAAAAAAAGCTATATAATATATAGCTGTAATCACAAACTTTAAAGTTTTACCCAAAGTACTAAATGTACCGGAGTTATTATATTCTGCAATAAAGATACCTCTTTATGAGATTATGATTGATTTTTCTTTCCTTTATACCTACTAATGTTATGTGGTTTTTCCTCAGTTACTTCTGTTTCAGGAACGGAAACCTTTTCTACTTCTTCCTTTTGTTCCTCAGTTTCAATAGGGATAATTTCATTTGTAACTGGTTCTTCTTTTTGTTCTTTAGTTTCAATAGGAATTTCAGTAATAGGATTAGTTGGTGTGTTAACGATTTGCTGTTTTGCCTTGTCAGCTATTTTTTTCTTATCTGCTTCTTTCTTGGGTACAAATGAAAAGTAAAAAAGTGTTCTTCCATTAACCTCTACTTCATGAGGTGTAATTATGTCTTTTGAATATGGATATCCGGCTTTGCCGTAAGATGCATCAGCAATTAAAAATTTTGATGGATCTTTGTTTACTGTTTTAATTACTTCCTCTTCAAGTTCAAGGTTGTATGTCATTACATATTTTGCTAATTTTGGGTCAGCATTATCATACAAAAATTTACCTTTGGGATCTCTTGATTTCTTAGCGACTCTTAATTCTACCATAAAATCATCTCATTTTCTTTATACTGTTAACGATTTCCTTTCGTTGCTTAATATATGTTTTGAAAGTACATAACAGTAACGTTTAAATATTATTTAGAATGAAAGTTTATTATCACTTAATAAATTTAGATAGTTGGAGTTATAGGGGTATATTATGAGTATGAATAATATTCTATATACAATAAATGCAGATAATGTATTATTTATAATGTGTATTATGAGATATGGCAAATTTACTAAATTGAGATAGAAAAATAAGAATTATTACAAGGGTAGTTAGATGTTAGACTATAATGACATATTTGATGAAGTGGCTGGCGATAAAAGAGAGGATTATGAGATAGCTTTTTTATTAGGTCAATATACAATTCAAGAAATTGCTACTGAACTTGAGTTAAATAGTACTATTGTTGCAACACACATGAAGAGAAGAATAGCGAAAGAAACAAGAGAAAAGATAGTGCAGTTTCTTCCTAGTACGGCTTCTCAGTGTGCTGAATTGTTAATACAGGTCAAAGCAAAGGCTCTAGATATGTTGCGGCAAGAGGATGAACTAGATGATAGGGATATTAGACTATTAAATACATTGATAAATAGTAGCTCGAAGTATTTAGAGAAGTATGGACAAGTGACAGAGGGGATAGGTGGAGTTAATCAACCTATTACGTTTAATTATTTTGAAGTGGCTTGTAAAGAAATTCTTTCTAATCATCCTACAGTATACATGGAGATAAAGAAAAGAATGGTAGAATTAGAAAAGGGTATTGATTATGAGGTAAAACAATGAATGAAGATATGAAGGATAGGATTAAAACAGAGATTGGCAAAACGGAAATGTTAAAAATTCTGTTAGAAATTAGTGAAAAATTGGATATAATAGAGCAAAAATTAGAACAGAAACAGAAATGTTGTTGTAAATCATTTCGTTATGGATATACCAATATACCAATATTAACAAATATAAATACTACAAACAGCGAATTTACAGGATATGATGTGTATAATAATATGTATTTTCATTCTAAATAGGGGTGGATTATAATAACTATTAAGGAAATTCGCTGCCGGTCATGTCATGCTATACATGTAGTTGCATATCATTCAGGTCGCTTTTGGTATGATGGGGCGTGGGTTAAGTCAATAAAAAGATGCGAATATTGTGGAAATGATAGTGATAGTACTATATTTTATGGTTAACATGGGGATAATAGAAGAATTAGACTGGGGAGTCTCTCGTAACGACTTAGGGTTTTTTATAGAAAATCAGTTGAATTATGATGTCGCACCACATCATAACGATTGGATATATAGGCTTACAAAAGGAAAAAAGAGCCATCGTACATGTACGGTGTCCTCGCGTGATCATGGGAAGACCACAATTGTAAGTATTGGATATCCATTATGGATGATAACATGTAATCCAGTAATAAATCCAGTAGATAAATACGATAATTGTAATGTAATGATTGTATCAAACTCATTGGATCAGTCCGAAGATATAATTGAAAAGATTAAAGTAAAGATAGAAGATACCGAAACTTTGCAGAGCTTAACCTTTGTAGATACAAATAAAACAGAAATACGTATTAGGGAGAAAGGGAATCATAGCAAGATTGAGGCAAAAGCGTTTGGATCTGCTGGCATAAGAGGTAACCACCCTAGAGTTTGTATAGTAGATGACCCTCTTTCAGAGACAAAATATTCATTTACATATATAGAAGCTTTTTATTTTAATACAATAAGCGGTATGATTGCACCTACTGGATATATGCATGTTGTTGGAACTCGTTTTGCATACAATGATCTTTACAGTTTATTAGCTGAACCAGAAAGAGGATACGATTATAAAGAATATCCCGCACTTGATGAACAGAATAATCCATTATGGGAGAAAAGATATTCATATGATGACTTGATGCAACGTAAAAGAGAGATAGGAAATCTCGGTTTTGCGAGAGAATACATGTGCCAACCTATTGATAGTAGTTCTAGTATATTTCCATATGAGTTAATGGATAAGCAAAAAGATAAAAGTTATACCTTTGAATTTGTTGGTGATGGGAAATCAAAATACATTAGTGCGTATGACTTGGCAAGAGGGGCAACAACAGGTAGCGACTATTTTGTTGGAATGACCGGAAAAAGAGAAGGAAAGAGAGTTGTTATTACAGATATAGTACGAAAAAGAGCAATTGGATACAGAGAACAGATAGGAACAATGTTAGATATAAATAGTAAATTCTATCCTGCATTCCACTATATTGAGAATAATAACTATCAGTACGTTATCGAAAGTATAGCTAGTGAGCAATTAATTCCTGTAATTGGTAGAACAACTGGTAGGCAGAATAAAGAGAACGCTATTTTTTTGGTACGCAGTATGCTTGAGCATGATTTATTAGTATTACCTTATGGAGATGGTAGAACAAGAGATTTAATTGATGAACTAATATTAGAAATGACGGCATTTGGATATAAAAATGATAAACTTATGAGTGTAGGCACTCATGATGACCTTATAATTACACTTTCTATGCTATGTGAAGCTTTTGCAGAACATAAAAAAGGTGGATTTTCGGGTGAATCTGGCGAAGCTACTTTACCTTTAGGAATTACAGGAGATTTAGACGTATCAATGTCACCTGTCTGGCAGAGTGATTTTTTAAATAATTTAGGAATTAATAATTACTGATAATAATTAAATGTATAAAATAATTTAGCGAAAAATAATTACTAAATTTATTTAATTACTTTAAATGTTATGCATTTATAATGATCGATAAAATACTATGCTTGTATTGTTGTTATTTTGGGGATGAAAAGAAAGGAAACTCTAAAACAATTACAGTAGGCTTTATGAAAAAAGTTTAGTTTGACAAAATAGTGATTTTGAGTGAAAAGTTTGTTTTTTCGATATCAGTCGCCATTTTCTGTAATGCCCTGTAAAACAAGTCATTTTAGGTACTTAGGATAGCCTCAGAAATTTGTATACGCCTCACAGAGAGGCTATTACGAACTTCTTAAAATCGGCATCGGAAGAATTAATTTAAAATGGATATTTATTATTTGCTATAGATGATCAATTTACTTAAAAAAAGCTCCTTATGTCCTGTAGACAGGAAAGGAAAACTGTCTACAGTTTTAAAGAGAATCCCTTGGTTTACGTTCTTTTACATACTTATATATGTATGTGAAGTTATTTAAACTTATCTTTTCTAAAAATAGTCGAATACAATTACAAATGTTTTTATTTCTTAACAACATATTGCTATTATGAAATCTAGTATAGAAGATGCAAAAAGAATACTTGAAGAAGCAAAACTAGCACAATCTTTATTAGAATCTAAATTTTTTAGTAGTTTACCTATATGTGTTGCATGTAAAACCCCTATTAAAATTGAAGATTTTAAAACTAAAACTCAAGTATCGGATTACATAATTACTGGTTTTTGTGCAAACTGTTCTGATAAAATTAATGAAGAAATAGAAATTGCAAAGGGTAAAAAAATATGTATTATATGTTCAAAAAATATATTCTCTTTTAATCTAAAGAGAATAGAATATGACATATATGTGAAAACTGGCGCATGTCCTGATTGTGCTAATAGTATATCAGATGGGAGATTATCAAAAATCGGTGAACAAAATGAATAATTTTTGGGAAAAATTAGCAGATGGGGTATGGGAAAATAAAAATAACAATGCATTATTAACTAACAAATGGGTAAATATCCCTTTGACTTTAGCATTATTCTATGATGTTAAGAATGCATCAGATTATAAAGTTAAATTTAGAATGAAGGATGTTAAAAATAATCTATTTGTTACCGTTAATGAAATTAATAATCGAGGGTTTTTTGATTTAAGAATTGTTAATCTAATTTGTATGGAACAAACACATAAATTAACTTTAAAGGAGATGTATTTATATGATAGTATGTTATTTATTGATCTTGCAAATGGGAAGTTTGGAATGTTAAAATCGAGGGGATTATTTTGTTAAATAAAGTATTTTCTTATGAATTTATTGAAATGCTAGGATACAGTGATGTAAAAGATGATCTTAAAAATGGTAGATGTCCTGAATGTCATAAAATGGTAGATGTTAATTTGTTTACAGATAGGTATTTCTTAATGCAGTTTTTGTTACATGGTCATTGTCAACAGTGTGTAGAAAAAGAAATGAAGGGAATAGAGGAATGTAAAGAAAAGAAAATATGTTATAAATGCGGCAAGAAAATTATAATTGGATTAGATATTAGTGAAATTGAATTAGGAAATGTATTGAATTATAGTGTTTGTGTAAATTGTCAAAGAGAATTAATAGCTAAAATAAAGTAAATTTTTTACTTTTTTTTCATTTTTTTTGTTTTTTTTACTTTTTTTTTGTTTCTTTATATACTAAATTGTTTTTATTACAAAAGATTTATCATCATCTTCTTTTTAATATTTAGGTATATTTTTTCAGGGGAGTGATTAATATAACTCTTATAGATGCAATCAAGATGAAATTTAAAGCTAATAAAGAAGAAACAGAATTAAAGGCGAGTCGTCCTGTAGGCTCAACTACTGAGTGTGGTACTAGTTATCATCGTCATTCTGACAAATATCACGGAAAATGTCACCCTATTAAGCTTAAACACAGGAAAAAAGGTGACGCACCTCATAAAACAAATCCGGCAAAACAAAAAACTCCTTTAAAGACATTGAAGGTAAAGGAGTCATGATATGGATGCACAGGAGAAACCTAATTTTGTTGCACGAATATTAGATCGAACTACATCATTAATTCATGATAAATTCACACCTCAGTTCTGGTTAGGTCGTCAAAAGATCATAATGAATCCACCATCTGACTCTGGATATGGTTATATTCAGAATCCATATAATTCAATATGGAATGTTCAATGGGGGATTCCAAATGATTCTGACCAAGTTAAATACAGATTACTCTATCGCAACGTGCCGAAGATCAAAAGAGCAATCGATAAGACCGTAAGTGCATCGATGAATAAAGGAATTCGTAGGTTTGAATATAAGAATAGAGTTAAGGGTGGAGCAAAGTATATTGAATATTTGGAAAATTGGGTTGAATCTCAGGAGAGTTGGAAACTTACATTAATGATGATATGCTCAGATCTACTTATATTTGGAAATAGTTTTGTAGAAATTGTATATGATTCAAATGAAAGTATATTTGAAGATGGTTCTCAATCATTAGGTTATAATAATATAGACCCATATGATCCTATTAATGGAATTCCGACTAAATACGTATTACCTAGAGAGGATATTGATTGGGTAGGTAAAGGTTTAATGCCTGTTGAGAATCCTTATTATGAACAAAAGTTAGTAGATGACAAAGGTAGAAAGATAACTGAGATAAAAGAGTATTATAGAACAGGTGAAGCACTTTGGTTAAAGGTTTTAGATCCTCTATATATGAGAGTTAGAGCAGATTCTTATGGAAATGTCTTCGGTTATATTCAATATTTAGGCTTTCCACCTGTAAGTTTTACGCCTGATAAGGTCGCTCACTTCAAATATAACCCTAAGAGTACTGCTTATGAGCAGATCTATGGGGTTAGTATGCTTCAAAGTCTCATAAGAACGCAAGAATGCATATGGCAAATCGAGAACGATGCTATAGTTATTGGACATACTGCTGCTAAACCGCCATTTCATTTCAGTGTTGAATCACAAGAAGGAACAGTTATTTCAGATACGGCTTATTTAAAGCTACAAGCACAGATGAAAAATAGAAATGCAGGTGCAGATCTGTTTACAAGAGGGGATATTATTGCTAATCAGCTTGCACCACCTTCAAATCAGTTGAGTCAAATATACACTCATCTTCATTATCATGATGTACAAAGGTCAATAGCTCTCGGTGTTCCCCCTGCTTTATTAGGAGAACCGGAAGGAAGTAGCAGAACTACTGCTGAAGTATCGTTAGAAGACTGGATAAATACGTTACAGATCTTACAAAAAGAAGTAGCTGACGTATTAGAGACTCAAGTTTTCAAATATGTTCTTGAAGCAAAGTTTGGAAAGGGGTGTCCTGTTCCAAAAATTGTATGGAATGAGCTATTTAATAAGAATGAAAATGACATTGTTTCACGTATTGTATCATTAAAAGGGTCAGGACTTATTACATTTAATGAAGCAAGAATGATGTTACAGGATATTGGATATAAATTAGAAGATCTCAAAAATGGTGATGTTATACCAGAAATACATCAGATGCAAATGGAAGAAGAACAAATGCAACAGACAGAACAAGCGACTGAAATGACTGCAAATGAAGGGTTAGATGATGGGTTTACCCCATCTTCAGATACAAAAGGTAATCTTATGAATCCAGAAATAAAAAGAAAAGTTAAAAGAAAAAGAAAGGGTGGTAAATAATGGTATTAGTAACACATGGAGATTTTTCTATATATGGTGGTGATTTAGTTAATTTAACAATTTCAAGTGGTACAACTCCATCATGTGCAATTAATGATATTGATGTATCAGGTGCAAATAGTGTTGCAATTCAAGTTACTAATGGGATATTACAAGAAGATGGAACTTATTTAGAGGGGAGTAGTACAAAAGTTACAGTTTATGTATTTGGTAGTAATGGTATTGGATATACAAGTGACCCAATTAATACAGTAGATATAGGATCTAATAAAAGTGCAATGATATTTGCTACATTAGGATATCATTTTATGAGCGTAAAAATACTAAATACTGATGCGTCTAATGCTACAGTAATAAAATATAAAATATTTGTTAAAGGTTAGAGGTAGTACAATATGAGTTTAATCACTAAAGGAGATTTTACTGAATATGGTAATAATGAGCCAATAGAATTAGGTATATTAGGAAGTGATACACAGTTTACAACTGTTGATGGTTTTGATACTAAAGGTGCATTAGAGTTAACCGTACAAATTACTAATGGAGTAATAAATTCTAGTGATGGTAGTATATCACAAGGCGATAGTACAAATTTATCAGTTATTTTTTATGCTGATTTGGGGTTAGGATATACAACTATTCCTATTGGTGCTTTAAATTTAGGTACAAATTCTTCTGATATTTGGTTTGGAATTACGGGTCATTATCAATTAAAAATATTAATTAATAATGCAGATCAAACAAATTCAACTAAAGTAAATTATAAGGTTGTAGTTAAAAAATGAGAAAATATAAAGCTCCATTTGAAAAAGAATTTACTTTTATACATGATGGTATTTGTTGTATAGATATTGATTCTAGTAATTTATTTGCCATTAATAATAAAGATAAAATTATTAGTTTAAATAATTTAAATTCTTGTAAATGTATTGTGGTTCTTACAAAATGGGGCATTGAATATTATATTTTTGATGATAATGTAGTTTTTATATATTTACTAAAAAAGAAAAAAAGGTATTGTGAAATTCGTATTGGAGCTAAAAGAGGTTTAAATATTTATCATGGCTCAATTTATTATCAAAATATTAATGCAATTTATAGTAATGGTGAATTGACAACTTTACTTAATTTAATAATAGAAATTTGTAAAAGTGGGATGTTATTGTTATGAGATATTATCCATTGGAATTTATAGATAGTAAATGGTTTGAAGACTTTGAAATAAAAATTAATAATGTAGTTTTATCTACAGAGGACAGATTAAATATAAATTTATTAAATGAAATTAATTCTCTTGAAGTTAAAATAAATGGTTTAAGAGATGTTGATTGTCTTTATAATAAAGAATCATTTAATTATATACAAAAAACAATTGAATTATTGAATGAAGAAATTTATAGAATAAATATTTCCATTAATTCTCTTGATAATAAATTAGATAAAATAGAGGATAAATTAAACAAAACTGAGCAAAATATAGAGGATTATAAAAAAGAACATAATATAATTCATTCAAAAACTATTTGGAATAAAATAATTGGATGGTTTAATAGATGAATTATAATTATTTGGGAGAAATCAGTCAATTAAATGGAGAATGTACATTAACTAAAAAAAATGGTATTAAGTCAATAGTTACAGTTAATGAAATAGATGTAAAGGGTGCTTCAAAAATTATTTTAAATTTCATAAATGGTATTATAGATGGAAATGGTAACATTATAAACGGCAATAGTACTAATTTAACAGTATATATTTATGGAAGTGTTGATAATGTTTATTCAACAAATCCAATTGGTATATCTAATGTTGGGGCTAATTCAAGTGATTTTCTTAGTATAAAGGGTGGGTTATATAAAATAAAGTTAGATTTTGAAAATAACGATACTATAAATTCTACAGTGATTACATATATCGTTTCAATTATAAAATAAGAACGTTTATATAAATCATGTTCAGATACTTAGTAAAAAATAATAGAGGGGTAATATGGGTACAATTACAGCCGCAAATTTTCAAATTTATCGATCAGCTACATGGAATGTCGATACTCCATCTGAAGGGGGGGCTATAAGTGCAAATATAATTCAGTTTGATCAAACACTTACAGGCACATTGACATTTGCTAATTCAACTACTGTAACTATTTCAGGTGATACTTTCACAAGTCAAATTGCAGTAGGTGATTTAATATATAATTCTACAAATGATACTTATACTAGTGCTTTAAGAGTTGTTTCAATAGCTGCAAATGGACTTACATTAACGTTAGCTTCTGCGTATTCTGGTACTACTGGATCAAGTAAAAGTGGAAATAAAATACCAAAAAACTCTATATTTCCAGATGTAACAGATGAAATGAGAATAACTGGTGGAAATCAATATAGAAAAATATTTGTTTACAATAATAATGCTGATACTGTCAGATTAAAAGCTTGGTTTAATAGTAAATATGCTGCTTCTAATGAATTTATTTACATGTGTGGTGGTGGGACTGCTACAGGAGATGTAAACGGAGATGTAGTGACAAGTACTGGAGTTAATGGTAATGCATGGGAAGCTCCTACTTCTATTACAAGTACTGGCGTTGGAACTACAGTTGTAGATCTTGGTTCATTAGGATATCAAAGTTCTGGTTGGATTTGGTTAAGAAGATATGTTCAAGCTGGTGGGAATGGGTACATTAATGATCAGTTTATCATAGGGATTGGGATGTACTAATGACTACACTAAATATTACTGTAACTGGATTTACTGTTGATTTAGCTGGAACTATCACTATTACGTTAGAAGATACGGCGAATACATATCTTGACGAGACACATCCAAAACGTAAAATATCATATGTTCCTGAAAACCTAACAACTGAGACATTGAATACATTTATTCAGTTACTAACTGATGATTCAGTTGATTTTTTCACTAATGAAGCTAATAAAATTGCTAATCAAAGTGCGATTACTACTGCTTTTGGTGCAATTACTATACCAAATCCTATATTTAATGGTGATCCTACTAATTATGTATATACTCAGAAGGTGGGTAAATGACAGGGGAAATTATAATTTGGGATACAATTAGTGTATATCAAATGTGGGAAACTGTTTATCAAGTAAGTTGTTCTATCATGTTAGAGGGACAAGTAAGAAGCCAAGCTATTCAGGTTTCAGTAGCATGGAATACAACTGCTGGTTATAATGTACTTAAATCAAATTTAATTAATGCGTATTATAGCTCATTTACTATTCCCAATGAAGAACTTTTAAATGAAATTAAAGATTTATATGGTACAAAGATACCTCTTGATGTGTGGGGGTGATTGAGTGGGATTAGTAAAAAGTCAAGTTTCAACTATAATAAGTAATATAACTGTGGCAGCAACTGCAACATCTGCGGCTTCAACCGCTATTGATACATCAACATCTGTTCTTAATGCAGTACAAATTAGTTTTACTGCTGCAAGTGCAACTGCAACACCACTTGCACAAATTCAAATTTTTGGATCGGCAGATGGTGTTACATATGATACTTCTGCATGTGCAACTTATGATGTGTCATTAGCATCTCCATCAATTCAAAGTTTTTCAATTAATTGTCCGTTGAGATATTTTGTTGTAAAGGTAAAGAATAACGATGCATCATATAGTATGACATCTGTTTATGTTTATGCACAAACACAGGTAATTTCATAATTTAACTTGAAAGGGGGTGTATATTATTTTAGAATCTTTTTTTAAATTTAATGACATGATGTATAATGTATACCCCGATTTTCCAAATTGGGTGCAATATGAAATATCAAATCATCCTGGCAATGGCATACAAGCAAAAATTGTAATTAATTGGCAAACCGGAATGAAATATAACTTTGATGATATTAGATTTAGTGATGACAATGGAAGTAAAATACCATATTTTATTGAAAGTTTCTTATCTGGTATTTCTGCTATTGTTTGGATTAAATTAACATCATCTTATAATATTTATCTTCGGTGGGGTGGCGGTGGAAAGGGTGAAAGTAACGGATCAAAGGTATTTGAATTTTTTGATGATTTTTCAGGAATTGCATTAAATACAAGTAAATGGACTGTTACAAGTGGCACGGCATCTGTTAGCAATTCAATTTTAACAGTTTCGAGTAGTTCTAATGCATACTCTAAAGTTGATTCTGTTAATAATTTAATGTCCAAAGGTTATGTTACAAGAGTTAGGGCAAAAACAGATCATTTTGGATCAGTTTTTGCAGGACATGAAGTTATAGCTGAAAATCAATCTCCAAGTGTAACACCTCTATGGATTTATTATTCGGAATTTTCTAACAAGAATGTTTTTGGAGGTAAATATTCTTGGGCTAGTACTCTAGTTAACATTTCAGGTTGGTCGGCAGGAACATGGCATGTGCAAGAGATATATCGTGATACACTTTCAGGATTTTTCAAAGTTGATGGATCAAATACAGTAAATTGGACTCCTAATTACTCAACCATTGATAGTAAAATGGGGTTTTATACGTATGGCGCAAGTACAAGAATACAAATTGATTGGGTCACAGTTGGGAAATATTCTACATTAACACCTACATTTACAATTATAACTAGTGGTTGTTCACAAAAAATAATGTATAGTGAAATTAACACACCACCTGCTTCTTATTTAGTAAAATCAAATAATATTTTTAATCTTGTGCATCCAACTTCTAGAAATTGGATATTATATACTTTATCAAATCATCCTGGTAATGGTATACAAGCAAAAATTGTAATTAATTGGCAAACCGGAATGAAATATAACTTTGACGATATTCGATTTAATGATGATAATGGTAGTAAATTAAATTATTATATTGAAAGTTATACCAATGGTGATAGTGCAACTGTTTGGTTAAAATTAACATCATCTTCTAATATTTATCTTCGATGGGGTAGTGGTGGATCAAGTGAGAGTGATGGAGAAAATGTATTTGAATTTTTTGATGATTTTAATGGAGCTGCTTATAATTCATCTGGTAAATGGATTTCAGGTGGATCAACTGTTTACGGCAATGTTATATTAAATAATTCAATAATGAGCATAACTTCAATAAGTTCTAATCCTTGTTATATATATTCAGCTTCTAATGTTTCATCTAATAATTCAGTAATTGAAATTAAATGTGCAACTGGTCATACATCAACTTCATATTATGAAAGTATTGATTTTCTATATTCATCTTCTACAGTTTGCATTTCTAAAAGATTAGATTCATATGGTTATAAATTTTGGAATATTAATAGCACAAGTACATCAGTAGATGTACCTATAGTTGATGCTAATGTGTTTCATGTATATAAACTTGTTAGGAATAATGGTTCTACTTGGTACACTGATGATAGTAATATGGTAGAGATTTCTACAGATTATCCTTCAACTTCAGCACCCATTAGATTTACTGTTAGTACTAATGAATCAAGTATTCAGGTAGATTGGGTTAGAAAACGTAAATTATCTATATTCACCCCCACATTTACATATGTAAAAAGTGGTTATAATTCAAATATAATGTATTATGTTGATCCTGATTCTTTTGTGTATTTAACAAACTATGCTAAATTTCCTCATGATATGTATTTTTCATGTGGTAAAGTATCAGATAATTCAATTCAGGAATTGTTATATAAACAATTAGTAAATGATTTAAAAATTATTGTAATTGAAAAAGATGTTAATAATATTTTATATGAATTACCTGAGTACAATATTTTAAATGATTTGAATATTGGAATAAAAGGAAAAAATATAAATAATATATTTTTAACTAAAGTTAAATCTTTGATTAATGATATTGTCTTATCATTTTGTGATTTGTGTATAAATGATACCTATTTGGATAAATATAGCATGAGTTTATCTGATATTTATACATTTTTGCAAAAATGTTTACTAAACACCACAGATATGTATCTATCTAATACTTATACCGAATATAATGACATAATTGTATTTTTAATGACTTCTATAGTAAATGATATGCATATATTAGGCGGTGTTAGTCAGATATATGACAATTCCAATGTAAATGTTGGTTTAGTATCTGATAATCAAAATGATATAATTTTAAAAACAAGAAGTCAATGTATCAGTAAAATAATATTGTTACTTACGATGTATTATTTATCAACAGGTATTGTACGTGAAGATATCAAAGTTAGAAATAATTCTGATTTAACTATTTATGCAAAAAAAATAAATATTGATGATAAATTTTTATTCTTTGATTTTTATAATGAAAATGATTTCTCAACTGATTTAATTTCTAAGTTTTGGTGTACAAATGATTTAATGCTGCATGGATTTAATGAAGATGTTTCATATACTTTAGAAGATAAAACAATTGAGAGTGAAAATGATATAAAATTTTCGTATAGAATAAAGGTATGTAATGATGTAATTAATCTTTTAAAGAAATTCTTATTAAATTCAAATAATATTAGATTAAGTAGACTTATTATAAATGAAAACTTTTTCCCTGCTGTATTACGCATTAAAAATATTAACAATATTACTGGCAATATCAATACTATAACAAATGATATTCATAACATTAAATTAACAGTTCCATTTATTGAAGAAATATTTTGTGAGAAAAATGATGAAATATCATTATATCCAGATTCAAATACAGTATTTTTATTTGACAATAAAAGTAATGTTATAACATATAAAGGTAGTACTTATACTGGTATATTTGACAATATTCCAAATTGTAAAGGTATCGCATGGTTTTCAGAGTATGGTGTTGAATTTTATGTGTTTACTAAAACAATAGTAGTGAATGATTTATATATCTACAAAAATTCATTTAATTATTTAAAAATAGTATTACATGCAAATACAAGAATATATCATGGTCAAATGTTCTATGTTAATAAAGATTATTTTGATAATGAAAATGATATTCAAGTAGCTATTAAAGATTTATTACATTTAGTTAAGCGTATTAACTAAATTATATATTTTTATTAAATATCAAAAGATTTTTATTAGAGTTATTTACAATATTACAGCATATTATTATTTTAAGTGACATATGGGGGTTTTTATGGACAATGGTGCGTTATTTACAGCTTTAAAAGATGCAAGTTTTTATGCTTTTCCTGATTCAGAGTATAACGCATCTCTAAATACTATTGATGGTTTGTCAAGAATTGTTCTTAGGGGGGTTGCTCTTGATTCAAGTGTTAATAAGAATAATTGGGCTATCCCTGAAAATGAATTGCAAGAGATAGCTGATAGATTAGTCAATAAACAAATTAGGATTGATCATTCGCAAAGTATTAGAGATGTAAAAGGAAGAATATTGAAAACTGAAGTTGATTTGCCTCATTCGGAAACAAAAGAAAGTTGGGATTTACCAAATTTATATCCCCATATTCATTATGAAGCAGAACTAATTACTAATGAAGCGAATGTATTGATACCAATATTATCAGGCTTTGTTGATCACGGATCAATCGGAGTAGATTCAAAATCAGTATTCTGTTCTGCTTGTGGTGAATCTACAAGACCTGGAAGAATATGTGAATGCGAAGGGGCTTATGAGTTAGTAAAGAACGCAAGAGTTAACGAGTATTCTATTGTTTGTTCTCCTGCTTACGATGGAACTTATTTTAAACCTTTTGAATCCTCTGAAAAATCAAAAGAATGTGACGATAAAGAAAAAGATTGTGATTTAGAAATAGATAAAAATCAAGAAATTGCTTGTGAAGCTGACGAAAAAGATGTAGAAAGCACACAAGAAATAGCGAGTACAATTGAAGAAAATATAAAGGTTGATGATCATATGGTTGATGAAGATAATAAACTTGATAGTTTAATTGCTATGGTACAGGATTTAGTGAAGTCAAATGCTGATTTAACTGCCTCTAATCGTGATTTATTGGATCGCATTGAAGCTATTGAAGCAGAGGATTTAACCGCTTCAAAGGGTGACGATGAGGATAAAGAAGAAGATGAAGATGAAAAGGACGCTTCTGAGGAAGAGGCGGCAGAAGATGTGGAAGAGAAAGAGGCTTGTTCTGTAAAGAAAAAGGCTTCTAAAAAGAAAGCTTCTAATGGCATGAAAGATGTTCCAGGCGAAAGAGGCGATCCAGAAGGAGAAAAGAAAAAAGAAATTAAGAAATCTCCAATTGAGGCAGGAGTTATTATAAGATCCAATTTCAATTCTGCTGTTTCTGATGATCCAATGGAGAAAGCTATAAAAGAAGTGTTTTCTTTTGCTGCAAAATGCAATGTATTTCCGATTGAGGGGTGAGTAAATGGCTAATACTATATTTGGTGGATACAAAAATGAAGGAAAATTGGTTGATCGTAAAGGATATAATTTACATGTCAGTGGTTTTCCTGAAGATTTAACTCATATGACTGCGGCTGGTGCTTCTGGTTTTGGTACTCTTGGTGCTACTGGTGAAATTCCGGCTGGTGCAATTGTAATTGATTCTGGTACTAGTGGTATTAGTGGGGCTAATGCAGGATTATTTAATATTAGTAAAGGTGCTTCTGGGGAGTTATTACTTGGAATTGCTACTGAAAACAGAGAAGCATCTGATGTTAGACCACTTGCATTAACATGGATGGGTTATGTTAGATTAGTTGCTGGTACTGGTGGAGTTACTAAAGGTGACTTCTTATGCCCTGATACTGTTTCTGGATACTACGGATGCCCTATAACATGGGCTGATGTTGTTGATACGGCAGGTAATTCTCTTACTGCAAAGAAGAAAGTTTTTGGAAAAGCTTTAACAAGTGCAGGTGCAGGGGAGTATTTTGATGCATTTGTTAACTTTGCGGGGGTATGATTAATGGCTGGAATGAATGATTTTGGTATTGGTGGGATCGGCGGAGCCGTAATTCCTAACCAAATTATGTTTCCTGGGCTTATGCAGCAAATAGTAGAGACAGCTTTACCGGCACAAGTCCTTGAACAGTTGTTTATACGATATAATTCTGCTGGAAGACAGGCAGTTGTGATCCCTATTGAGAAAGGTTCTTCGACTGCTGTGGCTTCGCGTGTAGCTGAGAACGATGAATTTGATTTAGATATTGCACCTTTGACCAGTAATACAGTGACAGTATACAAAGTTGGTCGCGGCACACCCATTTCTTCGGAAATGATTATGTTTCAGCAAGTGCCTGTTATCGAACAAAGGATTCGGAGACAGGGTTTAGTGATGGGAAACACAAGAGATAGAGATTGTGCTGCCGTTATTAAGTACTCTGCTACCAGTGGCGGATCTACTACTACTGCATGTGGGGGGAAAAGTGTTGGATTTGATATGTCGGTNNTGGCATTGGTCAGGTGGATATTGTTAATGCAAAAGCAAGAATGTTAACTAATAACCTCTTTGCAGATACCTTAGTTGTTAATCCTGCTGGATATGCATCCTTAAGTTTATTGCCTATGTATCATGCACAGGCATTATACGGTAAACCAATTTATCAGAGTGGAGAGCTTGGAGAGATTGAAGGGTTAAGAGTTCTTGTATCTAACAACATTGATTCTGGATATGCGTACTTAATTAATAGCGGTAAAACTGGAACTCCATTAGGTCAGTATGTTCCTATGGGATTTTTTGTTGAAAGTCTTGGAATTACAAGCCTTGTTAGAGAGGAACCGAGAAGAGATGGAATAGAAATTTACAGTAAAACAATGTATGCACCGGCTGTAACTAGTGGAGCAAACATAGAAGCATTAACCTATTAATGCTTCCTTTACTTTTTGGAGGTATAAAATATGGTTACTGGAATAGAAAAAGGTAATTTAAGTGATACTTTTACTTGGGATGGAGCTATAGTTGCTGGAACAAATCTTACTGTGAATGGTAATCTTTCGGTAACTGGAACTGCTTCATTAGGTGGAAGTACTTTGATGCGTAGAAAGACAATAACATTAACTGCTGCTGCTCTTGCTGCTGCTTCTACGACTGCAACATCCACCGGATTTACTTTACCTGCTGGATCGATTGTTCAGAGTGCATGTTTTGTCCTTACTGCTGCTGATGCTGGATCAAGTAAGTCATTAGCTGTTGGTGTTACAGGTGCATCTTATAATGATTTCATAAATGGAATTGTTTTAGATACTGGAACCTCTACAGGATTAATTACTGGTACACCAACTATTGCAACATCAGGGACTAATATTGACAGAATGTTTAATAACGATTGTAAAATTGGTTCTAATCTTTGTACTTTTGTAGCTGGTGTTGATGCAAACGGTAAAACTATGACTGCTGGTTTCTTTATTAGAAAACCATATTATGTAAGTTCCGACACAGTTGTTTACTTTAAACTCTCTGCTGCTACTACTACTGCTGCTGGTCAGATAATTATTGAATATATGTTATAAGGTGGTTCTATGGTTGATAATACAGTCATTACTGATTTAGTACTTGGATCTTTGAATGCACAAATTACAAGTACTGGGTATATTGTATATGGAATGGCTGTTACTAATCAATCGGTTGATACAGCTATTGAATTAGCTAGACGTAATTTACTATCTTTAGTGGGGGAAGATAGTTTTAATAACGCTATTAATGCAAATATCTTTGAAAGTTATATAACTGATATGGCTTGTATGAGGTTATGCATTAATATGTTGGGAATTGCAATCGGTACACATTTTAACTATAAGACCACTGACTTAAGTATCAGTAAAAATGTTAATCCTTCTTTAGAAGAGATGCTTAGACAGTTTGAAAAGAGTATTAACCAATGGATAAGATTGATCCTTAAAGATAATTGGACAAGTGTTATTAATCAAGATGATATTGTACTAGATAGTATTATTAAGTATAATGGAGTCACATATATTAGTAGAGATTCAGATGCTATGAGTGGATATAATAGGAGATAAAATAATTATATTTATTTTATCTATCATATATTTTGTGTGCTTGTTCTTGAGTTATAATTATATCAACTAAAATTGTATTTTCATCTCTGAATCCATAAAATGCTCTATATTTTCCTATTCTTAACCTATAAACATTAGTTTTCCCCACTATTGCACATTTATCATGGTGTCTTAATGGATCTTCTAGTGTTTTTAGTGCTTTTTTTATTTGAATTATGCGATTTTCTGGAATGTTATCGAAGGCGTTTTTATGAACTAATACTTTATATTTCATCTAAATCAACAAACTCATCCCTGTGATTTTCCATTAAATCTACTGCATGTTCGGCTATTTTCTGTTCAGTTTCAGGGTCAATATCAAACAAATTATCAATATCAAACCCTGATATAATATAATTAATTGCTTCTGTTTTGTCTTTTAATTTCTTTTTTATTTTTACTAAATTTACTATTTCATTATTATTTTCAGACAGTTTTATTGATGCGTTAACCATGTTATTTCACCATACATAATATGTGTTCATACTACATAAACTTATTTCATTTATATATTAATAATGTTATAAATTAATTTTTCAAAAGGTTTTTAAATTAGTTTTATTAAATTACTGTTAAAATTTATTTTGGTGGAAAAACATGAAATGTCAGGTTATAGCAGTAGATGAGTGTAATGAATTTGTAGTTTCAGATAAAGTATGTACATTTTGTATTTTAAAAAAGATATATAGAGCCATGAGAGAGAAAAATGATATACAGTCCGACAAATGATTTTTCAGTTATCATTAGTGAACAGGGGCAGGACATTATAATTCGTAAGTTAGTTCGTACTGTAGACTCAAAGGGGAAGACTACTAACATAACAACTTATGATATTCAGACAAAAGCGGTAGTAGATGAATACAAAAAGATATCAACTGATGTAGTGGGGACGGAAAGATATGTTGTTGGTGACGTTAAATTTTCTTTATTTCCAAATATTGAGATTACAATGTTTGATAAAATTATCTGGGAAGGAAAAATTTTTGTAATTAAATTAATACATTTGCCCACAAGAATAGTGAATGAGTACATGTATCGAATGGTAGAGTGCGCTAGAGAATCAAAATAATTCATTCTAATTTTTTAATAGAATGATTATATACTCTTTCTACCCATTCAAGAAATTCATTTCGTGTCATTTTTAACTTTGCTTTATTACATGTTTCACAACAGGTAACAATATTATCTATTATATATCCTTTGGTATTATCTACTCTATCTATTCCATTATAAGTAACAGTTCCGTTATGGTTTTTAAAATTTGGTTTATTTGTTGGAGAATTACCACAATAATGACAGTTTTTGAAAATTATATTTTTAAAATCATTTATGTTTATATTAAATTCCCGATTATCAATTTTTGCATGTCTTTTGTAATTCCCAAATAGTTTATTTATTGTGGCTTCTCCATTTGTTAATTTATGTGAATTACAACATCCACAACTAAAAATAGTTCCATTTTTAATAGCTGTTCCACTTACAATTTTCTCTTTTCCACATCCACATCTACATAAAAAATATTTATTATATATTTTTGTATGACTATATTTTATAACTGTATAATTTCCAAATTTTGCATTTGGCTTTAATTCATTTAATATTGTATTTGTAATACATCCACAACTTTTACTTTTTTTATTAAATAAACTTCCACCTAAAACAAGTCTTTCAATTCCACATTTACACTTACAGAGAAATAATGGCTGACCCGATTTATTATTATGATCGTATTTTATAACTGTCCAATAACCGAATTTATCATTTGGGTTTATTTTTTCCTTTATAGTTGTATAATTATGTTTTTTACATCCACAACTTTTAGTGTTTCCATTTTTTAAATTACTACCTCTTAATATTTTTTCGGTTCCACAAACACATTTGCATAAATAATGTTGATGTCTTGTATTTGTTGGGTCATATTTTATAACTGTCCAATGACCAAATTTAGTATTTGGCTCTATTTGTTGAGAAATAACTATTTTATCACATTCTCATATTTTATATATATGTTATTATAGTGTTTCAAGTATATAACGATTTCATTTTAATTTTTGGAAAAAAATTTTTAAAATAATGTTAATCGCTATTTTTATTTCTTCAAAAGGTTTTTATTTTAGTTCCTAACATATCGACTGTATATGAATATTTTGGAGGAATTTAAATAACTTCGTTTAGATGTCCGTATTGTTCTACTCTATATTTCAAACTCGATAATGATAAACCGTGTCGGGTTTGTCATAATAGTTTTATCCCTCCTGAAGATATAAAAGGTGGAAATCTAGTAGAAAAATTATATCATGATTGTGGACTAATGAAAGCATTTAGACATTAGGGTGATACATTTGGGTTGGTTAAAGTTAATAATACAAGTATCACCAATCTTTTTTGATGATGAAAATTTAGATATGTATTATGATCGTACCAGAGAAATACAAAGTTGGCTTATTAATAAGATGTTTCTTTATTTATTGGGTGAAAGTATTAAAATTCAGGGTAGAATTTCCAGTACTGTTACAGATGGTGCTGGATTAATTACTTCTCTTGAGCCAAGTGCGATTAGGAAAAGTGGGAGTTCTTTTTTTACTAGTATTACAGTAAAGAATCAACATGCTAGTTTTGTTGAATTTGGTACTGGTATGCATGGTCAATTAGTTGGTTCTGGTGATGTGATTACAACAAGAATGCATAAAGTTAATGGAAAAATGGTAAAACCAAAAGCTTTACACTGGACGGATACAGAGGGAGATCATTTTTTTTATTCTGTACGTGGTCAATATCCTAAACCTTTCATGCGTGGAGCCGTTATGAAGTTAAAATATCAAAAAGATTTAATTGCAGGATATGAAATTCATACAAGTATAGTATATCCAAGAAGTGCAAACTTTGAAAGAACATATGGAGGTAAAGGATGAATGTTGTAATTGCATTTAGAGATTTTATAAGTAGTCATTTAACTGACCCTGCAAATAGAGGTGCAGAGTGGGTTTTTGATAATTACCCTAGAGAAGAATTCGGACAGGAGCCGATTATCACAGTTATTGGCGGTACTGGAAGTTCAGAACCGCATGGATTAGGTAATTCTGTTTGGTTAGGCACTCAAATGATTCAAATTGATGTTTGGGTTCGAGATGATATCGGCTATAATGGTGTTTATGACAAAGATTTATTAATAACCTTAACAGATAAAATAGAATTAATAATAAGAAATGATTGGGTTGTTTTACCAATTACGCTAATAAGTTTAACTGATAGAACACCGATTTCTTTTAACAAAGATAAATTTTTATGGAATGCAACGTTAACTTATGAAGTTCAAGCATTAGAATAAAGGGGAGTGAGAGATAATGGCTAATCAACCTCATGGTGTGGGTATAAGTGGAACCAATGTTTCAGTAAATTATGCAGTAGAAAAATATGCTGATACATCTGGTGCTGCTCCTGTTTGGCATGGTAGTATTTGTGGTACACCAGCTACAGGGGTATTTCCATTCTTTATTGGTGGAAAAATTACAAGTTTAGAACGAAATAACAATATAGAAGTTGTTTACGGATTTGGTAGTAGAGAACCAATTTGGTTTGTAGGGAAACAGTTTCAAGGAAGTTTTTCTTTGGAAGGACTTTTAAGTTCTCCATTTTCCCTTATATCGGTGTTTCCAGGTTATAGACAAACTGGTGCAGGTACAGTAAAAACACATACTTTTACTCCTGTTAATGGCGTTTCTAGTTTATGTGTCCATAATTACGTAGATCTAACTTCTGAACCAGCTACGCCAACTGATGAAAGTAGAATATTAGATTTTACATTTAAGGGTTGTGTATGTACTTCTTGTGCTATTAATGCTAGTGTTGGTGAAGTAGCAACTTGTAAATTGGATTTTAATTATTGTACTGAGAATCAAGCTAGTACCGCTTCTGCTATGACTGCTGAAGGAACTTGGGGTACTGGTTCAAATGACTACTTCCCTTATACTTTTGCACATGGAAGTGTCACATGGTCGGGTTTGGTTCTTGCAGAAGTTCAGTCAGTTGATGTTACTATTAACCCTAATAATGAATTAATCTGGGGTTTTGGTTCAAGAATGGCTCAATCTGCTTTAGCAAAAGCATTAGAGTATGACATCAATGTTGGGTTAATATTTGAAGATCCTTTCGCATTAATGAACTATTTGTATGCTAATTCTACTACAACTAGTGGAACAACTCCTATGTCAGATACGGATACAGCTACATTAGCTCCTAGTGCTTGTACTGGACAGGGCGTAACTATGCAACTTGAATTTAATAATGCTGTTTGTGGTATTGCTAATACCGACGCTGCATATAGATCTTTTAATATTACATTTGGTAATTGTGTAATTAATACTCATAGTTTACCACAGAGTCCAAATGAAATGATTATTGAAACTGTAAATATCAAAGCAAAGAGTTGTACAATTTCAACTATGGATAATATTACTCCTTCAAATTACTTACCTTCATAAATTATTTATAACAAATAAGAAAAACAAAATATGGAGATTGAAAAATGACATTGAAAAAAGAAATAGATATATCTGAATGGGCTGATGAATTAGGTATTAAGGTAAATGACGCTAAAGTTATTATTAGAAAATTGACATATGGACAATTTACTAAAATGACAGAAGCAATGATTCAAATAAAACTTGTTGGAAAACAGCAAATTACTAATACATCACCTGAACGAAATCAGATGTTGATGTTAGTTTATGGGATCGATAAAGCACCATTTGAATTAACAGAGTCTAGTATTTCAGATTTACCTTCTGATTTAGGTCAATTTCTTTATGAAGAAATCGATGAGTTAAATACAAGAGGCAGAGAAAAAAACTTGAAAGATTAAATAATGTCTTAAAAGGTTCAAATGATGTAATATATGCGAGGAAATCATCAAGATATTATTTAATGATGTATGGGATTTCATCTAATGAGATAGATGAAATGGACGAAGATGATGTATTAGAATTAACAACTTTTATAGAAAAAGTTGAAGAAATACGAATGAAAAAATTGGCATATGAAATTGCCAGTACTATGTGGGGGAAGAAAAGATGAAGAAAGCAAATTACTCAGACAAATTAACTCAAGAAATGGCTAGACTTGCCAATCAAATTCTGCATAATACTGGTAGTGCTAATTATATTTATCATATTTCTAAACTTGATTATGAGTTGGAAAAAAAGAAATATGATTTAGAGAGAAAACAGTATGATCTAAATAAAAAGGCATTTAATACAACTACTATTTTAACAAAGACTATTCAAAAAGTAAATAGCTTTGCTGGAAAAGCAAGTACAGTGTCAGCTAAAGTTCAAAATCATTTTAAAGGAAGACCATTATCACAATCTTTAGGTTTAAAAGACGATATGGGTAACAATAGAGTATCCCTTGCAATGACTAGAATGTCAAGGAAAATGGAACAAAGTGTTGAATTATTAAAGTCTATTTACATAGTACAAAAAGCAGTTTCCACTTTAGCTAAAATTCCTTCTGCTCTTGGTGCAGTTCTTAAGATATTAGAATTCGGTATTCTGTTCTTGTTTAAACCATTAGCCGATTTATTAGCTATTATTTTAATGCCAATTGCTATAAATATTATTAAATTAGGTTTATGGTTTAATGGACTTGATAAAACATCAAAACTAATTGTCGGAATATTAGAGGGCATAGCGTTATTTTTTGCTGGATACTTTGGATTGTTTGGAGAAACTATTCAAAAAGCTATCCAAAAATTAGTAGATTTCTTTGGAAAGTTTTTAGGAAAAGCTGGCAAATTTGGCGGTGAAGCTTTAGAAGGTGCTGAAAAACTCGCTGGTAAAATAAGTAAATATGTGGGTGAAGTATTTGACAGCGTTGTTGGAAAAATATCTATTGGTGCTGAAAAATTAGCTTCTTGGTTAGAAAGAAGTAGATTACCTACTATATTGAATGAATTCGCTGAAAAAATTGAGAAAAGTTGGATTGGTAGAGCATTAGATACATTAGCAAGTAAAATAAATCTATATGCAGAATCATTAGAGAAAAGTTGGTTAGGTAAAGCATTAGATTCATTTGCTACAAAAATTACATCATTAGGAGAATGGATTTCAAAGAGTCCCTTAAAGAGTGCATTTGATAGTGTTGCTGAAAAAATAGGTATATTTAAAGAAGCAGTAGAGAAAAAGGCTTCTGGTGCTATTGAACTTGTAGCAAAAAAACTCAATGGATTTGGTGATTTAATTGAGAGTTTTGTATCAAAGGGATTTTTTAGTAAATTAATAAATTTTCTTGATAATGATTTAATGGCATTATTAACAAAGGCATTAGGAGTTATTGGTAAAGGATTTGAATATGGTACAATAGATTTAATTGCGTATATTATTTCTTGGATATCTGGTTGGTTAGCAGAAAAACTTGGTGCTGATAATCCATTAAAATATTTATTTCAGTTCATATCTGATTTAACTTTGGTTATTGCTAAGATCTTTGATCCTATTAAATGGATAATTGATGCTTTAGAAGATATATATGCTTTGTTAAATGGTGACTTATCGTTTAAGAATTTAGCTAATGAGTTGTATAATGTTGGTGTAGATATATTAAATGTGTGGGTAGATGTTTACAATTGGCACGCAAGTTTACTTAATAAATTGGGATTTCATATAGATCTGTTAGATAGAATTAATGAAAAGGAATTAGTAGTTGACAATAAAGAAGCTAATCATTCTTCAATTATGGATGGAATTAATGGTTTCTTGGGGGGTATTCGTAATTCTGTTAGTAGTATATTTTCATCTATGACTACAATTGATGAACAATTTAAAGGATTTCAACACACTAATAGTACTACAAATAACTGGGTAGATGAAAATGGTTATGGTCATACTTCGGATGGAACCGAAGGAAGTAATAAATATGGATCTTATACCGATTCAACAGGTGCTACTACTTATAGAGTTATGGCGGCAGGTGGAATAGTTACAAGTCCTGTAAAGGCTTTAATTGGTGAAGCTGGTGCAGAAGCCGTAATTCCATTAAATAAATTAGATCAATATATAGGTACAAGTGGATCTAAAAATACTAGTCAACCAATAAATATTACATTTAGTGGAATTGTAGATGAAAATAGGTTTAGAAATATAATAAATGAAGAGGCTACAAAGATATTTAATAGCTATAAAAGAGTGAGTGGGACGATGTGGTAAAATGGGAAATTTAGATTATTTAGATACAAATGGTGATTTTGTATTAATCAAGGGGGCAACTAGTGCCTCTACTTGTTTATGCCTTTGTTTACATGGTGATAATTCAAATATTCATTGTGCAGGAAATGTATGGAATTTAGGTAGATCAATAGGTCAATCTTTGACAATGAATAAATCTAGTAACGTAATGGTCTATTCTATTCCGTTTAATGATAGTGACAATACACTTGGTTTTGATATTGGGGGAGTAAAAAGAGAATTTGTATTCAATGGCATTGTTGTTGCTCCTGATGTTGAATGCATTACTAGATTTATTCAAGTAATAAATGGGTTAGTTAATGGTAAACAAATGGTTTCTTCAAGTGGTGATTTGGTCAATGTAATTTCACTTGATTATAAATTTAATCGAGATTGGAGAGGTACATCATTTTATGATTATAATACCGGATCAACGTTTGTTAGTCAAGTTCCAGTTAATCCAATTAATATAATGATTACAAATTTTTCATACACATATAATGCTGCACAAGAATGTCAATTGGCATATACTTTACAATATGTAGAATGTAATCCTGTAGCTGATGGATCTAGTAGTTTTGGATCACAATATAATCCTTGGGGTACGTAAGAATGTATGTTAGAGCTTTATTTTCAAATCATGGAAATGGCGATTGGAATACAAATGGTGCTACAATTGGCACTATTTCCCCTGTATTTTCATATAAAATAACTGAAAATAACGGTAATTCAGTTCCTACATGTTCAATAGTAACAAAGAAAAACAATGTTCTTTTTGAAGGGAATGAAATTAGATTATATGCTTCAAAGGTAAATAATCCTCCATTAGATACAGATATTATATTTAGAGGTTTAGTTACTAATCTTGAGCATCAAACATTTCAAACAACTATTAATTGCAATAATTGGTTGCAGATATATATTAATCGATATTGTTTAGATCCGCTTGATACTTTTAGTGCAACTATGACATCAACTGAAATAATTCTACAGTTGGCTTGTGAAGCACATGGATTATATAGAGAAATATCTGCACATTCTGCACTAATTGATAATTATGTAGATGTGAGTGGTATAGTTAATGTGATATCAATAACTAATTATGATTGCACTAATCACACTATTTATGAACGTTTTGTTTCATTATGTGAGATGAATGATACATATATGTATTATGATTATAAAAATTTTAAACTTTATTTTAAAGAGAGAACCTCTTTACCATCAATTAATGTTCAAGTGGTTAAAAAACCATCATTTACTTCTAATCCTAATATGTTTTTAGATAGTTATACTTGGTCATATTCAACAAGTACACAGCTTTATACTATTACTGCAAAAGGTTCAGGATTCGATAGTGGAGCAATAATTAGAGTACTTTTTGACCTTGAACATAAGCCAAATGGTACAACTATATCAAGAAGTGGTACACAAGTAGTCGGAACTTTCTCACTTGCGGCAGGTATTTATCATATTTATATATTAAATGGTTCAGGGTCAGTATCGAATTATAAAGAAATTCGTCTTGGTAACGTTTATCAAATTGCTGGTAATCCTAAATGGAACAATGATTCATCGAATGTAATAACAAAAGTAACAACACTCTCAGGTTCATATTTAGATTATCAATCCGATACATCAACCACTGGTGAATTCATTGCTGACCCAACTGTAATTTATATGCCATTTAATTTCTCGTTTGACACATCTAAATGTACAATAATTGGGCTTTATTATAGTACAATTTCGTCACAAAACATTCAATTGGATAATCGGTATGCTGTAGTTGATAGAGCAAGGTCACCATCTAATACATCGATATATATTAATCTTAATTTAATGTATCAAGAAGTAAGTACTACTATTACAGATGAAATAGTATCAATGAAACTGACAATTGGTAGAGAAATGACTGATGGTTCATATTCTGCTACTGCTAGTACTGAATTACTCAATTACTTTGGTTTACGCGAAAAGGTAATCAATCAACAAAGTTGGAATACTTTTGCTGATATGGCTATTTATACTGAATCAGTACAAGATAATTGGCAAGATGGTAAACATTCAGTTACATTGAGCATCTATACAGATGATAGATTATTGGGTTGTGGTGTGAACATTTATGATGCTGTTAATGAAATGTACTTTACTTACTCGAATAGTATTACATACCCAATATTATCTAAACAAATGAATAATTGGATTGGGATAGTAACTTCGGAGAGTACCAGTTATCCTAGTATGTTATCTGAAATAGTTGTATCTGATATATCCGTTAAAAATGATTCATCAACTTCAATTACAAATAGAAACCTTACAAATACAGTTAATAATATACGAACATTAGACCCTGCTTCGGATATTAAAGTGGACGGATCAAAAGCAATGACTGGTAATTTAAATTTATCAAATAATCAATTAGTAAATTTTGCAGTTCAAAATGTAACTTCATTATAAAGGTGATAAAATGGTAGATAGTGCATTACCTGGAACACTAAAGTATTTAGTTGCTGATAGTGGTACTAAAGACGCTGGATTATATTATTTCGATGGTCAAGCATATCAAAGATTAGTTAACACAAATGAGGTTAATACTGGTGTAACTCCGATAAATTTAGTTGCTGGATCTCATATTCAGTTTACTTGGAATTCAGCAACTAGTACTTTAACTATAAGTTATGTGTAGTGAGGTGATTGAATGGTTTTACAAGTTAATGTAAAGTCAAATATAGATGATACTACTAAGTTACAAAATTTAATTAATACTACTGGTAATATTCCAGTAGAATTTATATTTTCTGACTTTGATATTGAAATTAATCTTCCAGTGAAAGTTTATAATAACACAAAATTTACTGGTAATAGTGTAACTTTTACTTTAATGGACAATGCGCCTGTTAATCCTTTTGATGTTCACGTACCTATGTTTGGATCAAAATATGTTACAGGGATAACAGGTTTAGAGTTTTCTGGTTTTACTTTTAAAGGAAACTATAGTAATCAAAAATATTCTACTGCTGCTGCTGGATCTGATCATGGTAAAGGATATCATGATTGCTTTTTCTTTGGTAATTTTCAAAATCGTACCGCACAAAATATCACTAATTGTTCATTCCATGACATGACTTTAGGGTATAATCAAGGAGATGAACTTAGAATAGAGGGCGGTTCAAATATAAATGCATGGAATATTAAAAGTGAAAAGGGCGGTCATGATGTTATTTTCTATGAATGTGTTAATGATAGTGAGATTTATAATTGTGATATAAAGTTAAGATCTAATAGCGGAATAAGAGTTAGAGCATGTAATAACATAAAAATTCATGATAATAAAACTGATGGGTCAACTAATGAGGCTTGGTCACCTGGAATTCAAGTTGATGGTGATAATGTTGGACATCCTACTACATCGATTTCAATATATAATAATAAAATTCTAAATACTTATGCGCCTGGAATTTGGATATTAGGAGATGATTCTACCAATAAAGACATTTCTATTTATAACAACTTGTTCTTGAAATGCGGTAGAATGCCAGCAAATAATAAAATATCTGGTGTCGGTGGAATTGTAGCAGATGGTTTTGAGAATATAAGAATATTAGGTAATACATTTGATCAATGTTACGGATTTGCTATTGGGTTTGCAAATTATCAGGGTCAAAGCGCATCAAAAGGAATGAAAGCAACAGTACAAAATAATATAATTACAAATACACAGAAATCATTTTATCCTAGTACAAGATCGGGAACAGCAATTTCAAATGAATTAGGACATTATACCATTACTTCTAATGGAAATTGTTTGTATAAAAACATATCTAATTACTATAATATACCAACAAATTCAGATATTTATGTAAATCCGTGTTACGTTGGTAACGGTGATTATCATTTACAGTCAAAAGGTGGTCATTATTCATCAAATGGACTAGTTTATGATTCTGTTTCATCACCTTGTATTTATGAAAATTATGAATTAGGATGTTACTCTAAAACTAATGAATCTTCTGTATATTTCCCACCACCAACACATATAACACCAAATGATATAATAGGCAATTCATCGGCAGTTATTATATTATGTAATACTTTAGAGAATGCTGAAACATTAACAGCAAAAATAAAGGGATCTACAATATTAAATAACGAAAAAATAGTGTATTATTCACCATGAGGACTTTTAATGACAACATATCAAATCAATTCATCTTCTTCATTTTCGGCAATAAATGCTGTTATCGCTAATGCATCTTCTGGCGATACAGTTCATTTTAATTCAGGTACATATACATTTACTGCAAAAATTACCTTGAAATCAGGAGTTAATCTTACAGGTGATTATCCAAATACAATAATGTATGCACCTAAAGAGTTTCTTTATGTTGATGCAAGTGAAGGTACAGATGCGTATAATGCATATCAAGGTTATATACAAGGAGATAGTGTTTCAAACATTACAATTTCTGGATTTTGGTTTAAGACTGATTGTACTGGTAATGGTACATCTGGAAAAGATACTCCTGTTTGGACTTGGGGGCATGGAGGTAGTAGAAATTGTATTAATGTAAATTCCTGTAGCAATATAACTATTCATAATTGTGGTAATGGTGCATATATCCATAATGATTTTATCTTATCAAGGCACTCTACTAATACTATTATATATAATTGTGTCATTGTTGGTGGTCATGCTGGTATTCAAAATGCTTATGGTACAGGTGGAAAGATATATAATAATGATATTACTGAATATTGTAACTCTGGAATTCGATTATATTATTCTACAACTTGTCAAATTTACAATAATACTATAAGATGTGGTGCTGGTGGACAAGACGGTTTCCAATTACAAAGTAATTGTAATGGTTGTAGTTATACAAAGAACATAGTTTATAATTTTACTGGTAGTTCTCAATGTATGTTTAACGGTAATTATTCTCCTTCCGCTTCTGGTAGTATTACATTAAATGATAATGTTTGGTGGGATTGTAGTGGTGGAATTAAAGCCGGAAGTGCGACATTATCAGGCACTAATAATAATCAAACTGGTGGAAATGAAAGTGTATCATATTGGGAAGGTCAGGGATATGGATATCAAGGTTCTATTACTCCCCCATCTACTATAACAAAATACATTGCCAGAGATGGATCAGGTGATTATAATTGTGATGGTGTTGCCGATGATGTTCAAATTAATCAAGCTTTTACTGCTGCAAATGGTAAAGGTTGGAGAATTTACTTCAAATCTGGTACTTATGACATACAGGCTTCCTGTTTGATAGGAAGTGAAACTGAAGTTACAGGAGATTCAGATGCAATTTTAAGATTGCATAATAGCTTATCTGGTTGGAATCAATTAGTTTCTGGTCAAACATATGGTCATGGATACCCCATTCTTGGTCAGATTGGTGGATATGGAACTGTTGTACATGATATTTCAATACATGGTTTTCAAATTGATGGTAATGAAATAAACAATAATAATACTAGCTTAGATCAAAATGGTGGTGGGAAAGACCTATATAGATTAATTTCTATGTGGGGTGGTGGTGAAAGTACAAGAATATATAATATAGATGTTTATAGTATGACATTGCGTAATTGTAAGAATGACGGTGTTAGAATAAGATACGGTAAAAATATTAATGTTTATAGTAATACAATTACAAATTGTCAACATTGCTGCACATTTCTTGAAGATGTTACAATTGCAAATATATATAGTAATACTGGTTATACTGTTTCTTGTTCTGGTGATAGATTAGATGGTTGTCAAAATGTAACTATAAATAATGAAACATTTACCGTATTTACTGGTACTTCTGGTTATGGAAAGTATAACGGATATTGTTATGAAGATAATGCAATACAAATAGGTGATAGATCAGAATTTATAAATTGTTCTAATATTATTGTTAAAAGTTGTAGCTTAAATGGTGGAGTTAATGGTATTTGGATTGATAGTGTACATGATGGATGTAATATAAAAGTATATAATAATACTATTTCATCTTGTGGGTTTATAGATGAAAGCACTACTAGATATGGTGGTATTGCATTTACGTTTTGTGGTAATGGTATTAGTATATTTAACAATACAATTGATTTGTTTTATGTAGCTGGAATAAATATAAATACCGCCGCTACAGGTTCAACACGTACAATTTCTATTACAAATAACAACTTTACAAATGGTCATACAAACAGTTGTGCAATCAAAAGAGTTATTACAGGAGTTACATTAACAATTACACATAATTATTTTGCTAATAATCCAACTAACTTTTGTCCTAATACATTATCAGATAGTAACCCTGCGACATCTCCAAATGGACTTTATGATGATGGTTCAGGAGGAATAATAGTTCCTAGTATAGTAATTTCTTGCGTTACTGGTAGTTGGGGGGCAGGAGTGTATTCTTTTAAAACAATTGGCGGTTCGTTAGTTGGAGCTAGTAGATAATTATCTATTTTTCTTTCTTTTTTCTATTGCTTCTAAATAATCCTTCTGTCCGAATAGATCTTCTTCAAGTGTTGATACATCATAACCTTTATCTATCATTTCTTTTTCTAATTTTTTAAATGAAAAAACAATATTACTACAATCAAATCCAGTTTCTTTTATTGATTCAATCAATACATTCAAGTCAGGTTCTTTTATCTTTTCTTTCATTTTCCCACCCATTTAACTAAATATACTTCATCATGGAATCCCATCCATTGTACATAATATTTATTAACTTCTTTCATATCATTTATCTCTTCAATGTTTTCATGAAACTCATCATCACCTGTGCAACCCCAAAATTCACCGATATAAATTATTAACCCATTAGGATTAAGTTCTGTAAATAATTTTGCTGCATCTCTTGCTAATGGATCATTGTATAAAGCCCATGATAAAAGTAAGTAATCCGCTTTATATTTCTTTATTGCATCTTTAAAATCTAAATTTTCAACTGGAAAAAACGTTTCTTTCAAAAAAGAATTATGATTATGATACTCATAATTATCTGTTGCAATTATATTTATTCCAACTGCATCTAGATATTTTGCTAATAATCCTGTCCCTGCCCCTACTTCTAATACAATTCCATCTTTAATTATTTCTTTTATGGCATTTGCTAAATCTAATGTTGGTGTCATGCACCCTACATATTTTCTATTTGCCATTATATAAGATAAAGTATTAAGGTCTTGTGCCATTTTTGGATCAAATGATTGTACAATTTCACCACGTTTTAAGGCTTGTATGAACGCTTTAACATCATTTGTAACTGCAAATTCAGGAAATCGTTTAATATTTTCCCAATAATTTTCTTCTTCTTGATCCATGAAAACACCGTTATTCATTTATAATGAATGCCTTTTAGAGTTTTTATTCCAAAATACTTATTTATAAATTTGAACGTATTTTCAGATGGCATATCAAATATTAGTTCTTCTGTAGTTTTTTTAGTTTCATTAAGCATAAAATCATATAATTTTTTCCCAATTCCTTGACGTTGTTTTGGTGTGATTACCATAAAATCAGTAATAAGAAATGTATCATAATTATTTTTAACATAAGGTATAAATGCAATGTAGCCTAATGGTTTATCACTCTCTTGATATAGAATTACTGTTGCATGATCTTCCAATATTCGTTTAGCATCTGTAACTCTAAAATCGAGATGTTGTAAATTTTTAGATATATATGCCATATTTTCTAAAACTTTTTTATAAGCATTAATAAAATTTGTTTTGTTTATTATTGTAATTCCATCTTTAAAAGGAGAAATACATTTACATTTTGCCGCAAGTTTTTGAAGGTCTTTATAATCTTTGCATACAATTTCATAGCATCTAGGACAGCAAAAAGTATCACGACATAAGCCGCTTTTTTCCATATGCCATGCATTATATTCACAAATGATATTTTTATCCGTATCAAATAACATATTGTTCCCTTAAAATACATTATTTTATTTTCATAAAAAGTAGTGTATAATAGGCTTTTTTAGTATATATACTCACCCATATGTTTTTGTTAAGTCGATCATTCCAGAGACTATAGGAATATGGTGTTTTCTGCCGATGAAAGCCACATGAGCTATAAAATGATCCCTTTATAAATATAGTCTTATAATTTTGTGAAAAACAGTAATTTAGAAAAGAAACTATGTTTGAAGTATACGACCCTTCAAGCACAGTTGTTGATTTTTTTTTTCATAATACGCCAATATTATGGTCAAAATCGCTTGCATTTAAGGAGAACTTTTATGTTTTTTACATACATTTGGTATCGTACAAGAAGCTTTTTCGCATTTGCATTTTTATTTTTTGATTAGTGGATATTTTATTCCGTTTTTTAACAAAATTTATCTTACTTATAGGGGTTACGCTAAAGTTTTGAATCACAGATATTTATTTTACTGACCAAAGATGTTTTTTGATTTTGTGGCTAGGTGTTTAAGAGATAAGTTGCTATCCTTTCTCTACAAAGTACTACGTTTTATTACTATTTAATGATTTCGCTTAATGAATTATTGCTGTACCTACTCAGCAATAATTCAAGGCTTGTGTCAGCTATCTCCCAAATGTAAGAGACAAATAGTAAAAGGTCTTTATTCTATTTATATTTATTGTTATTTTAAATTGAAATATTATTATATTTATTTGTTTTTTTCGATATCTATAAATAGGTTGAACACATTTAGATTAAAGCCTTTAGAAACTTGGTTGCCCAAAAGTCAATTAGAGTAACTCTAAAGTAATTTAGAGTTTTTCTAATTTGATGATACCCCATGACTATTAAAAATGAAGGTTCCTTTTTTTATTCGTTGATTTTTTTATTTAATTATCCCATTATTTTAGGTTTTTTGAGTTTTTTTCATCTAATTGTATCATATTTTAAAATAATTAAAAGGTGATTAAATATTGGTTAGTAAAAAATTAATAACTTTAATGAGAAATTATGTATTGACAGATGAAAAATATGTTTCATATTCTGGAACTGAAAAGTCATACTATGTTGATGTAAAGGGATCATGTACTGACCCAATTATATTGAAAATGTTAACAAAAGAAATTTATGACGAATACAAATATGCAAGGTTTGATAAAATTGCTGGTATTGCTATTGGTGGTATACCATTAGTATGTACATTATCAATGAAACTTGAAATACCATCTATTATATTTAGAAAAAACCGGAATAAAATGGGAATAGGTAGTAACTATATTGGATCTCTTAATGAAGGAGATAAAGTATTTCTTCTTAATGATGTTACATCAAGTGGAGTATCTATAATAGATGTTATTAATTTTGTTAAGTTAAAGGGTGCTAAAGTTGAATTTGTTGTTACAATTGTAGATAGAGAACTTGGAGCAAAACGAAGTATAGAAAGTTTAGGAATTGAATTCTTTTCTCTGATTAACTATAGCAAATTGATTTAATTTAATATAAATATTTTTTTTATTTAAACCAGAAAGATAAGTATTAGCCTAGTTGTTAGTCACTAATACTTATAATCTTTCTTTTGGGAGTAATGTTCTGGCGTTGTGTTCCGTACTTTCCCTTCTCTAATAGGCACTTATTTTATTTAAATGTATTTAATTTCTCTTTTATTTTAATAATACTATTTTTATTTAAAATACATTGAAAAGTTCTTTATAATGGATCATGCAAATTGTTTCATTGGGGGTATTTATGCGGAAGAAGAAATAGAAACAATTTGTAAAAATGAAACTACTATTAAAGATATTTTTTCTTATTTAGTTAAAGAATCAATTGTTATTTTAATAGTTCTTACTGTAATTTGGTTCACAATTCACAATAATACTATTGAATATGTTAAAAGTGCATTCGATATTGTAATTGGATTTTACATTGCAAAAAAGGGTATTGAAAGGTGAGGGGGAATTATGCAAACTATTTATATCGATAATACTAATCAGTATGTATACACTCAACTTATAGGAGTTGATGGTAAAGTTTTTGAAGGGCAATCGGACGGTGAAGCTTTAGAGAATGCTATGTTATCATTACTTTTTTACAAAAGAATTCCTAGTTTAATTAATCCTGCTGTAGTTACTTGGAGTAATACAGCTAGATTATGGATTGTCTTAATACCAAATGAATCTATTAAACAGTTTGGTTCTTTAATTGTTACTGTAATGAGTACATTAATTGCAGATAATATAATTGATGTTAAGGTTGGAATATCTGATAATCAGCAATTAACCGTTAATCAGTTTAATACATTTGCATCTGATTTACAAAATGTGGTTAATTTAATAGGTAGTGACGTTTCTTCAATTGTTAATTCTGAGGTTTTAAATGCACTTGACACATATAATGTACCAACTATGGTAGATATAAGCGCATCGTTTGTACAGTTATTAAATGAAATATTGACTCTTGAAATTAGATCCGGTCGTACTCTTCAGGAATTTTTGAAAATTGCTGATATAATATTTACAGGAGAAGTAACTAATTCAGGTAGTGGATTAGTAACAATGACCGGAACTGATGGCTCTACGATAACTATTGTAGGTGATAATATCGGAAACAGAACCGATGTTGTTGTTAATATTTTATAGAAGTTTTATATATTAGATATAGTTATAACTCTCTAAAAAAGAGAGGGATAACTATGGGTTTTTTAAGTTTATCTGAACAGGATGCTATTCTTAATTGTATACTTAATGGTGGTTCATTATCAAATGTTACGCCATTATATGTAGGTTTATGTACTGGTTTAACTGCTTCTACTGGCGCAATAACTGGCGAACCTTCTGGAAATAATTATTCTAGGGTGACTATTGCATCTGGATCTTCAAGTCCGGTATTTGGTGCTACAAGTAATGGAAGTATTACCAATAACAACTCTGCTATTACGTTTCCAATTGCAAGTGGAAGTTGGGGTACTTTAACAAATTGGTTCATTTCCACTAGTTCATCTGGCGGAGTTTATATTATTGGAGGTGCTTTATCTTCATCTGTTACTGTTAGTGCTAATCAGGCTCCAACATTTGCGGTGAATCAGTTAACTCTGAACGCTTCTGGTTGGTAAATATTTGAGTGGAACTTCTGGTGAAGTAATGACACTTTTTACTATTTTTGTAAATTTTATATGCTGGTGATACTATGGGTGTTGTATATAGTTGGGATTGGGAGTCTGGATATCCGGCAGGAAGTCATCAAGGTGGTGCTGCTTCATTTGATTTAAGTACTGCACAACATCATAGTGGGACTCAAAGTTTTACAATACAAACAACTGGTCAGGGTGGTGGTTGTAACTTCTTTGGTTCTCCTGTAACCTTAGCACCTAGTACAGCATATTTAATTGAAAGTTGGGTATATGCAACAGATAATTGTTACGTTTCCCCTATGTCACTTTATGATAATGGGGGATCACATACATATATAGTAAGTGTAAATCCAAAATATGTTTTTGTACTTGCAAATACTTGGACAAAACTTCAATATTATGGAGTTACACCTTCAACTGCTACTACTTCTTTTAACATGCATGTGAATGGAGCCTTTACAAATACAACAGGTACATCAAGTACAACCGTTAGATTGTATTGGGATGATTTTTCAGTTTCTACAATAGATGTTCCAAATACTGATTTTTCATATAGTAATGTTACTGGTTTTACTCCAATTACTTCAAGTTTCACTGGAACTCTTACTCCTAATTCTTCTATTTCAGATACTTTATTTTATAATTATTATTTGCCTCCTGGTTGCGCCCCTGTTAATGCAACTTGGTGGTGGGATGCTATTCAACACTCAGGATCAGTAGCATTAGTTACAAAAGCTACTGATGCAAATACAGATGCTTATGTTTATTTTAATTCAACATTAGACTTGAAACCTAATACTCAATATTATTGGGAATTATGGTTAGCTCCTAATAGTGATTGTTATATTGATTCTAGTGCCTTTTCTTTACAAGAAAGTGATGGTAGTTTTAGAACTTGTGGTTCAGGTAGTGTACAAAATGTAGGAACTGGTTTCGTTCATTTAACTGCATGGACTTGGTATAAGTTTTGGGGCATAGGAACTACTACATCTGATTGGAGTGCTAACTCTAGGTTTATATCAAGACTTGCCAGAAATAGTACTAATACGGTCAATGATACAAATACATGTATTTGTTTGGATCTATTAAAAGTAGTTCCTGTAAATCTCACATACAATTTTGGTGATGGTGAAACTAGTACAACGTTATCACCTAGTCATCAATATACAAAAGCTGGTGTATTTGATGTTTCATTAACCGCTTCTTATTATGCAAGCAGTTATATAAATGAAAAACAGTGTATAGTTAAAACTCAAAGTGCTGCTACTCCAACTGCAAACCTTTCGTCAGTAGGAGAAGCGGCGGGTTTTATTGAAGTTGCTACTGGAACAACTGTGCAATTTATAGACAAATCAAGTACAACTGGTAACAATTTAATAGTTGGTGATTTCGAAACTGTATATCCTAGCTCAAGGATTTACCAAAACTTAGCTACTTATTCTAGATCTACAAGTCAAGCTCATACTGGATCATACAGTTTATCAGTTATTAATACAAATACAACAGACCCATATGTAGATTTTCATTCATCTTGTTATATTAATATGAGTACAAGATATATAGTAAAAGGTTGGGCTTTTTGTACTGAAAATTCATATTTTAAAGAACCCAGATTTTATGAAAATGGCGGTAATTATAGAGCTTTTGCTGATGGGTGGGGTAGAGGACAGATACAGCTTCCTGCTAACACATGGACGTATTTTGAATTTTCTGGTGTCACTGAATCAAATAGAGTGAGTGAAACACAGATAAGATTTTTTGGTGCTTTTAATTCTGACGGAACCGTAAACACCACTCAAACTATATATTATGATGATATAAGTTTTACTCCTATTACCTATTTATGGAATTTTGGTGACACAGCTACATCAACAAATTATAACCCAACTCATCAATATAATACAGAAGGAATGTATAATGTATCATTAACTGTAACTACAAATAATGGATTAAATAATGCAGTTACATTGAATAGATATGTTTATGTACATCCTAAAGCGACCCCTACAGCAAATTTTACAAGAACACCTACTTCTGGAAATGTACCATTTGATGTAACTTTTACTGATGGAACAGATTATTCAGGTACTAATCTTATAAAAAACAATGGATTTGAAACCGATTATCCAGGTACTAGTAATAGTGCTTCTTCAAATATAACTTTTAGTAGATCTATTATACAAAAACATAGTGGATCTTATAGTTTATTGATTTCATCCTCTGTGTCTTGTAATGGTGTAGTAGATTTTTTTGATGTATGTAGACTCAAACCAAACACTCAATATTTGGTAAGTGCATGGGTTTTTTGTACATCTCAGACATATGTACAAAAACCTATTATTTATGAAGGGGCTGGTTCGTATAGAAATTTGGATGATAGCGTCACTACTACATCTGTGCAAATTCCTGCTAATACATGGACATATATTAGTTATTATAATACTACTCAATCTGATAGAATTTCTAATAATGTGCTGAGACTTAAACCTGCATTATTAGTAAATAATAATTCTGATACTTCAAAAAATATATATTGGGATGATATTAGTGTAGTAGAAGTTACTTGGGCTTGGAATTTTGGAGATACTGGCACATCTGCTGTACGAAATCCAGTCCATAAATATGAAGTTGGAGGCACTTATCCAGTTAGTTTAACTACTACAGTTTGCGGTAGTAGTAATTTATATACAATGAATAGCTCTGTTATTGCAAGTGCATTACGAGATGTTTCTTCCTCATTATCTGGTACAGGCACTATTACAAATGCAAATGCTAATATAAAATTAATGGTTGTATCATCTTTATCTGGTACAGGCATTATTACAAATGCAAATGAAAACATTAAATCAATGGTTGTGTCTTCATTAGGAGGTACAGGTACTTCTACCAGTTATCCGGCATTAGATATAGTGATTGCTAGTGTGCTAACAGCTTTAGGGCAAGTAACAGAATATTTATATACGTTTTATCATGCTGCTAGTTCATTATCTGGTACAGGTTCATTTACTGAAAGTCATATTTTAGGTACATATTTATTTGTAACATCTGAATTATCTGGTACAGGGGATTCTGATGCAAGTGTAGTTTTAAAGTCTTATGTTCAAAAATCAAGTACACTTGAAGGTACTGGATCTACAACAGCTAATTGTCATGTATTATATGAAATCGTTTCTAGTCTTGAAGGTACTGGATCTATTACAATTCAAAACTATTTATTTGATTGTCTTACTAGTTCACTTGAAGGTTCAGGTTCTTTATCAGATACTTGGTCATTTTGTATTGGTTTAGTATCAACATTGGAAGGTACTGGTTCAATTACTGCTGATTATTATACATATGATATGATGAATTCTAATATATCTGGTACTGGATTAATCACAACTAATTTATTAGTTGATGGTTCAATGGGGGCTACTATTAATGGTACTGGTGAATATAATGCGTATTTATATACCGTTTATTATTTTGTTAATACTGAATTAACTAGTGAATCTACTTATGAAGCTATTTTACGTATCCCTATGGAGATATTAAGTGATTTATCTGGTGAAGGTGAAACAAGTAATTACATTTATTTATTTGATGCAATGATATCAAATGTATCCGGTACAGGGACTATTACTACATATGTATACGAATACTATCATATGAGCCGGAATATAATAGGAGAAGGTGCAATTGATGTATATTTATACTCAAATGAATTTATAAATAGTTCAATTTCTGGAACTGGTATTCAGATTAATAGATTATATTTTAATTTGCATCAAAAAGAATTTGCGTATGGTAAGGGTTCATATTTAGCTTTACTTACATTGAAAAGTTTGAATAACGCAACTATAAGATTTATACCATTAGGTTTCTTACCTCCATTCTATTTCCCAAAAGAATTGTTTTGGACTAGTAAAATAGATAGAATTAATATTGAACCAACTGAAATGAATTTCATATTATATTTTAGAGAATTCGACTGCATATTAACGGATGTGTGATATAATGATAATAAGACTAACAAAGGGGGATAATTACCCTCCTACAAATTTAACAATCACAAGGGATGGAATACCTTATGATTGTACAGGAGGAACAGCATATATCTATTTAAAGAATGTAGAAAATGGACATATATACAGTGAAAGATGTGATATTAACGCAACCGTAGTTACATTTTCATTTAGTCCTTATTCTACATCCGAAGTTGGTGTTTATTTATGTAATATTATTATTACTTTATTAGATGGGACTGCATTTAGTATACCCAATAAAACATATATAAATGTCATAATCAAAGAATCTGTATCCCCCTTCGGTGGGGTTGGAATATTGTATGATCAAAATTATATGAAAATAAGTACATATGATAAAAATCAAGATGGAGTTGTTGATTGTGCTAAAGTATTAGAATATGGTACAAATGGAAAATCATATACTGATATTCATAATGAATTAGTTACACATGCAGGTATACAAACTGTACATCATTCTAATATAAATGATCCAAATGCTTTACAAAAGGGTGCTTTAGATGCCTCATTTAATCCATCAGCAACTAATAGATATATTACATTTTCAGACATGAATTCATTTTATTTTATTGATGATATTACATTTGAGCATAAAGGTGAAATAACAACTGATTTAGATATTTTACCAACACTCATAGTTAAAGAACAGATAATTTCATCTTTGAAAGGATATATTAGAGTCCTTCCAGTAGATCAGAGTATTGTATTTGATATAAGAAAGAATAATCCTTTACTTTTAACAAACAGTATATTTGTATCTACTCCTAATATTCCAGTAAATTTAATTAAAACTAATGGAGTTTATCAGTTTGATTTTACTACTTTATTAGATCCTAATAAAATGTTGTGTGAAATTAACGACGTTCTTTATTTTGTTATATTACAAGTTGGTAATTCAACAAAGGGAAATGATATCTGTATTAAGATGATATTAAGTTAACAGATAAATATTTAGCAATTTTGTAGGGGGAGTGTGCATAGATAAAGACGATATTTTATTAAAAGTAGCCTCGAATATCGAAGTTTTGATGGCTACTCAGTTAATAATCAAGGATGATCTTTGTTATTTAACCAAAATGAAGAATAAGCATGAAGACCGGCTCTCTGTTGTGGAGAAATTGATACCAAACAAGTTAGATGAAAGGCTAAGGAATTTAGAATTAAAGACATATTTAATATCAGTTATCGTACCAATAGTTGTATCAATGTTCATGTTTTATTTGCAAAAATTAATATTGGGAAATTAATTATTTAATGTTTTTTCCCTATTTAATTTATTTAAACTTTCATTAACTTCTCTGTAACAGTTTGAACATAATAATTGGCAACTTAATTTCAGGTAGCAAATAGTTAAAATTCAATGTAAGAAAGAAGTTATCCAATACTTCCTTTTTTAATTTCAAGTGTTTTTAAATAAGATTGTGTGTATAATGATATTTTTTGTTCACTACCCCTACACTTGGTAAGCAAAGTATATTATGTTAAAAATATTTTTATTTTTGTATTTTTATATACATATTTTTCTATTGGTTGTCACATTCACCCCTGACTGATTAACGCCTGCAATTACATTTATGGTTGTATTTCCTACTATTATTCCACCAAAATTGACATTTATAGTAATGTTTCCTTCTGGTAAATCTTTTTCATAATTTCCATTTCCATCTGACATAGTTAATCCTATATTATCTCCTAACTCATTAAAAAAATTTATTTCCGCCTCACTTAAAGGAGTCGAACCGTCATCTTTAAAACATTGACCAGAAATATTTGCAGTTGTTGGAAGGGGAGTTGTTGACACATACCCGAAAAATACGCATATTTATAAAGTTAGAATGTTATTTTGAGCTTTTATAATAGGCTCCTGGTGTTCAAAAAGAAAAAAAAGACATGATATTCATAAAGAAATTTTTAAAAGCCTTAAACAAAGCTTCAGAAAACTTCGGCTATTATTTTTACTAGTATAGGCTTTTCCGATACCGTTTTTATTTATGGATATACAATTCTTCGTCTGACATTATAAAAGATTTAGAAATATCAGGATTGAAATGTAGATAAACTTCGCTATTAAAATAACCATTTGGAATAATAATATCAAATTTCACTTTTGGTATTTCAGCTTCCAATATTATTTCCTTCATATCATCTTTTCCAATAAAAATGTGTCTATATGAATCAAATGATCTGTAACTATAGTTATCTATGATTAAATTTCTATATAATTTAAACACATTATCTATTCTAAATGTCATTGTGGTTAGATCTATTCTAACTATATCTAAACTATTAGTATCAATTTTTGAATTATCTACTTTAGGTATTATATAATTCAAGTAACATTTTGAATTTCTTGTTATCTGTATCCAATTTTCTCTATTAAATAGATCTATTATTGGTTTCATATTAGTAAAATAATATGCTAATTTATAATATGAATTTCCTTTATATAGATACACTTCATTATTATCATTTAAGTAAAGAGCTAATGACTTCATTAGCCCACCACTATACAACGATCAGTACGCTTTATATATGAATTTCTTGTATTATCAGTCATATAGCATACTATATCATGAGGTCTTACTTCAATAACAATACCTTTATTTAATTTAACTCTGTTACATACTTTGCTTGCAAGTACGATTATGTTGTGTACTTTAATTTCATTTCCTAAAAAATCTTTCATTTTTTCACCTACAAACATCTGGAAAAACCGCAGTGAGGACATACACCACATTTAATATTTGTTTCATATTCTTTTTTACAATTACTACAATTAATTAAATTAGTTTTTTTATTTTCAATTAACTTTTTTGGTCTTATATTAATCTCTCCAACACTACTATAGTAATCATCGTATAATTTTAGTACTTTTGACATTCCTGCCGCGCATGATTTTGATGGTGTTTTTAGATCTTTACAAGCATCACATGTTACTTTATCTAATTGTTTAGTAATTAATTTAGGACTAATACCTGTTCTAAGTGCTAATGATATAATTCTTTGTAGTGCATGTAAATTTGCATCACAACATCCTGTAGTTGCATTATTAATTATCTTCAATGGTTGTTTATTAACCCCTGAAACATTACATAAAAAGTGACCACATGCTACCTGTATTCTCTCTGTTGCTCCAAATGTTATATCAGGTGCTTTGAATTCTTTATCAATTAGCTTAACATCTGTTGTAATTGGTGCATCTCTTGATCCATCTCTATAAATTGTTACACCTTTACAACCAGATTGATATGCCAACCAGAATAATTCATCAACTTCTTTCTCTGTACTTTCATTTGGCATATTAACAGTCTTAGAAACACCTGTGTCTATTCTTTCCTGAAATGTAGAAAGCATCTTTACATGTTGCTTTGGAGTTAAATCATGTGCTGTCACGAATAATTTACGTATTTTTTCAGGTATACATTCAACGTTTTGTATTGAATTCTTCCCAATTACTTTTTCTAAAATGAAATCATAGTCCAAACCTTCATTTAGAATCATTTCTTTAAAAAGAGGATCTACCTGATCAAACGTTTTATCCATTACTTTTCTTTTATATGCGACAGAAAAGAGGGGTTCTATACCAAAACTACAGCTTCCTGCAAGTGAACTTATCGTTCCAGTAGGAGCAAGTGAACATAAATATGCGTTTCTTCTCGGTTCTTTTAGAGTACTTTGACTACATTTAGGGAAGTGACCTAATTCGTTTCCTAACTTAATTGATGTCTTATTTGCTGTTTTATATAAGACTTTACCTAACTGAGATGCAAATGAATATGACTCTTCTGACCCATAAATAACACCCATTTTGATTAAACACGTTGAAAACCCCATGATTCCACAACCAATTGCACGGTAATCGAGAGTGGTTTTCTTTATTTTTTCTAAAGGAAACTTGTTTATATCGATAACTGAATCTGCAAATTTAACACAGATTTCAATTAATTCTTTAAATTTATCCCAATTAAACATTCCATTTTCAACAAGTTTAGATACATCAATAGAAATTAAATTGCAAGAAGAATAAGGAATCATTGGTTCCTCTGCACAAGGGTTAGTAGCTCTTATTGGAATATTTGGAGTTATATTGTCATAATTAATTGTATCATAAAATAATAATCCTGGCTCTCCTGTTTTATGTGCTGTTTTTACAATTAAATCCCATATTTCTTTTGATTCTGGATCTTCCCTACTTAATTTTAACATGAATTCATCGTTTATCATTACGGACATATTCATATTATTCAATTCATTTGAATCTGTTTTTGCAGTAATAAACTTTTCAATTTCAGGATGATCAACGTCTAATATAGACATCACGGCAATTCTTCGCCGTCCACCCTGTTTTATAACATCACACATCGAATTTAGTAAAGATAAAAATGAAACAACGCCAGAAGCTACACCATTTGTTGATCCAACTCTTGATCCTTCTGGTCTTACATTACTCCAATTTGCACCAAACCCACCACCCCATTTACCAATTATTGCACCTTCGGTAATGTTATTCATTATTGAAGGTAAATTATCGTCTACATCTGTAGTGAAGCACGCAGAAAGCGTCCCATCTGGTAAACCTGCGTTCATAAGTGTTGGTGAATTGGGAAGAAATAGTTTATCTAACATGCAAGAATAGAATACTTCTTCCATATCTTTTCCTGCTTCTCCTTGTGCTACTGCATGAGCAACACGCCTGCAAAGCTTACCCCAATCTTCCCCATCTTGATAATAACGTTCTTTAAGTATCTGTTCAGCTAAATCCATCATTTAGTTTCTTATCTCCGTTTTTTAATAAATATTAATGTGTTATCTCTAATTTTTTGTTTATTTCTGCAATTCCTGTTTCAATTTCGGATAATATCATGTTACCCATCATAATCATTCCTAATAAATAACAATCTATTGCTTCATAATCCCCTAATTCTAAACCACTTTCTAATAAATCATCTTCGATTTTATCTGCCATTTTCATTAACAAATTACTATTAAAATTTGAATTTATACTCTTTCCCATTGTTTTCACCCTTTAAAATTTCTATTTCTTTTTCCATCACTTTAATTTTATTAATCATTATACTCAATACATTTCTGTGTAGTAATACTTCTTTACTCATTTCCACATTTAAATCTGTAAGTATTGACATTAATTCTTCATGTTCTTTCATTATACTCCCTCTTTACTTCCTTTATTGCTATCTTTATATCATCTATTGTGATATCACATTGATTCATTAACTTAATTAATTGAAGTTTAAAATACCATTTCGTTGAATTATACATTAACTACCCCTAATAAATAAATTCCATTGTATCTTGTTTGTTTACATTTTTTTTTATAGAATCCCATGAATGGTAAGAAAAGAATAACTCAGTACCGTTTTGTAGAGTTACTTTTACTTTTTTAGGTTTTCTTATTCGTATCATTTCAAATTCTGCTTGTTTTCTATCCCATTCAGTAATTAATAGCTTAATCATTTTTACCATCTAGAATACTTTTTACTCTTAACCAAGCTAATTTTACTTTTCTTTTATTTATTTCGTTTTTATCTAAATGTATAAGCTTGACAATATCCTCTCTATGTATGATTTTACAATCAGTACAGTCCCATAATTTATACCCTATTTCAGTTTCTACAAATTTTCCACCACTTCTAAGATCTTTACAAGGATAAAAAATGCAATAACAATATGTACAATTGTTACCATATTTAGAACAAGGGTAATAAATACATTGAGTAGGCATATCAACCTCTCGTTAACATGCAATACTCACTATAATAATTATAGTATAGAGTTTCTCTATCAACAACAACTAGTTTATCAAAACGTTTAATTACACTATTTGTCCTTAATAATTCAATTCCTTGTCTCCATATTGTAGTAATATTAGAATAAACATCACCGTTTTCTTTCAAAACAAGTTTATTTACTCTACCAATTACAGGATTATGGTTTTCAAAAAAGATAACGAAATCCCCAATGTTAATAGTTTTACCTAATAAATCTTTCATTAATATCTTCTCTGTATTCTTTCGTATTCTTCTGGAAATAATTTTTCTGCCATTGCTGGCGATATGATAAAAGTTCTATCAAACCTTGTCATACTTACTTTTGCGCCTGTACCAATTTTACAAAGGAACTTATGTACGATACTTCCTCTATATGTAATCTCTTCTGTTCTTTTTACCAATTTTCCCAAAGAAACTTCTTTATATCTACCTAGATAAATAAAAAAAGCTCCTAATGAAAATGTATTTTTTAATGCGTCATCCATGTTTATTCACCTATTTTCCGGTACTACCGATGCCCCCCTCGCCTCTATCTGTTATTGGAATTTCTGTTACCTGTTTTAACTCAATTTTTTCTTTTTTCTTGAATATAATTTGAGCTACTTTGTCACCAATATCAAAATCTTTCGTATATTTACCGCTATTGAACAATATAACCCTAATAGTTCCTGTATAATTAGTGTCAATAATGCCAGGACTGTTTAAAACAAATACCTGATCATTTGCTGCAAGACCGCTTTTTGAAGTTATTTCAGAATAATATCCTGTTTGCGGAAAAACTCTTACCTTTGTATCTACACTATATGATCTGTTAGGATATATTGTAAATTTCTCTGGTGTAAATAAATCCGCGCCAACATCATCTTTGTGAAAAAAAACCGGAGCAAAAGCCCCCGCTTCTAAATAAAACTCAATCTGTACTATTTCATCATCTCCCTATATTCTTCTGTTTGTCTTATAAAGTTAGTTCTAATTTCTCTTAATGAACGATTTCTTTCAATGTAATTTAACATATGTGATATATCATTGTTAAAAACTACATCAATTGGCATACAAAATACCCAAGGATCTTTATTATATTCAACAATTACATTATCATGTCTCAAATAGAAATTCTTTAAATTTTCTAAATCCATCATTGGTAATTTAAGTATCTTACAATATAGATTAACTTTGAAATGAATATGTTTAACGTATTTGTCTTTCATTTTGTTTATTACTTTTCTAATATCATAAAATTGTGTTCTTAATGCTTCTTCCTCTTCGAGAATGCTTAATAGATTGTTATATCCCATATTATTCACCAAAATCTATATCAACTAGTTTATTGTTTCTAGTCCATAATCTTGTTGTTCGAGTTCTTCTAATAAGTTGTTTTTCAATTGCACCTTTTCTAGCTTCATTTCTTATATTTTGTAATGCTATTAAAATCATTTTTCTATCCAATTTTTGATCACGCCTTAGTAAATATAGAATAGTTGTCTTCGTAAACATGGCAAGAATCACCAGAAAGAACTAATTTTTCTATGGAGAATTCGGTATAATTATACTTATTAATCTCATCCCCTTTCATCTCTGTATCTTCTGTTAAGTTTCCTAACACATATCTATACAAACAGTTTATAAGTCCGTATAAATTTGACAAAATGGCTCTACCAAAATCCCAACTTCTATAAGAAATATGTACCTCAACTGGTATTTGATTTGAATATTTTGACCATTCGTATTTTGGTGCTAATACTCTGATCCAAATTCTTTGTAAACAAGGAGGGTTTGGGTTAAAATCATCTATTGCAGGAATCCAAGTTATTAGCTGCGTTCTTCTTGATATTCCAGTTCTAATAGCGTCATGTATACATTTTAATTGATCCAATCCACCAGTTAAACCACCATCTCTATTTCTACAGAAATATTTTTCTGGTATGTTGAATTCTAGTAGTTTACCTTGATAGATAAAAACTGTAGGAATAGGATAGTTAATGAATCTATCCATGTAGTTATAAACAAACTGGTATTTTTCTGGTTTCTCCCAATTATTTTTTACAAAGTCATAAGTAAATTCCTTGTCATATTCTTTGATTGCTAATATACCTTGTTCAAATGCAGGGTGCAAATAATCTGCATTTCTTATGTCTTCTACCGCATCATTATCTAAAACGATAGTAATATTAGCGTCCTTAGTCATTTTAGCATTGCCTAAATAGTCCTCACCAGCAATTATTTCTTGTTGTTGTGCTATTAATTTTAATGCCCTCACCCATGATTGAGAAGTATTTCTTCCCTCAATCAAGAAGGTTTTTCCATCGAAATACAATTTTATTCCTCTACACATTATTTTCCAAAATACCACAGATATTCTAATATCTCATCTACAGTTTCGATCTTTGGTTTATTTACATCAATCCTAATAACTTTGTTGTTATTTTTATTAACGTAAAGAAAATCTTCATAAAGTTCGTCAATAATACTGTTTTCATTACCGTACAATTCATCATCTTTAGTAAATGAATCACCCATGAAAACGAAAGTTAAATCAGGTTGTTGTATATTTTTAGATAATTCGTTCAAAATCTCATCTGGTATTCCATGTAATTTACCATATATCGACTGTGATAAAGTAAACCTATCTGCAATAACTCTACCTTTAATATCACTCATTCGTTTGTCCAAAGAATTTAAAGCTTGAAAATAGATAGGATGATAAGGCATTTCTTTTTTTAGAATTTTTCTTATTATTTTCCCAATCTCATTTTGTTCATTTGGAAATTTGAGATATTTAAATCCAGTTAACCTACATACTTCTTTAGCAATAGTTGTTTTACCAACTTTTTCTTTTCCTTCAAAAGCTACAAAAAAATTATTCATCCTGACCCCTTCCTCTTTCTCAAATTAATAAACTTTTTTGAAGTTGCTGCACCGATATATTTAATTTCCCTCAATTCTTTGTCAGGAATATTAAATATTTCTTGCAGTGAAAAATGTTTTAGTAGTTCTTTTGCCTGTCTAGTTGAAAAAGCTTTTGAACTTCTGAGAACGTCAAAACGACTATCCTTCGTCTTGCGTGTCCAAAGATATGTTGGTTGATCAGGATTATATGTTTTGTAATATGTTGAAGCTAAAAAATTTGCTACTGCCGTTTCATTTGGTAAAAAATAGATACATACATTTGGATAATTGACCGTTATTTGTCCTAATGCGCTATAAAAATCAATGTCAGTGAAATATCTTTTATTAATATCCTTTGTATTCCCATGAATAACTAACATTGCTCTTTCTGCACCAAGACTTAACCCACTAATCATATTATCTAATTGTTCATATATCCTACCTGTAGACATTGAAGTAAGAAAATCATTAACTGTCTTCCGCTCACAGACATAACCATTCCAAATAAAGTCACCAACTAATAATTTCTTAACCTCATAATCGATTCCTAAAGCTTTTAATCTATTTAGAATTATAGCATTTCTTTCTCTATTGTCAACAATCGTTTTTAAGCCTCACTAGATACAATAATTTTTAAATATTGTAATTTGTAAATCTTCAAATTCAGAAAAAAGCAAATTAGAAATAGCTAATACCTCAAAATATTTTTCTTTACTTATATTTAAGAATTCAATTTTAAATCTATCTTGATCAAATGTAAAACATTCAACTATTTTATATGTGCTAAATAAATTGAAAAATATTTTATGTTTTTTCAATATTGTATATTGGTCATTACCAAAATACATAAAACGTTTTTCTATTTTTAAGTCGTTTTCTTTTGCAATCTGAGCCATTCTTTTATAAAATTTGAATATCTTACATTGTTCATTTGACAATTCAATTTCATTTATCATTAGTTCACCTGAATGTTTGATTCCAATAAAATATCTTTAGCTTCTTCTGCAAGATCTTTATTAAAATCACCATTTACAACTATATTTGAAGATTTTGGTTTAAATAATGGGTTGCCATAATCAGTAAGTAAATACATTTGTGCATCTTTTACCTCATATTTTTCAACTATTTTTTCACATATTTCAGTTCCCAAACGGCTGTAGTTTTTAGATACACTATATAAATTATCCTTTCCATATACATATTGTGTAGGAAAACTATAATTTAGTAATTCATTAATACCATTTCCGGCATTAACAATACTATCTTTACTTTCTGCCGTTGTACCCATTATTGTTAAATTATTAGTATTATTATTAAATTTAATATTTAATTCGTAGGAAGTTGGGTAATAATCAAGAAATTTATTACAACATTCATATGCTGCTTCCTGCATTTGAGAGTTCAAAAAATCTAATTCATATTGGTTTGAAATACAAGAATCGTAAAGAGAACATTGAATATTTACATCCAGTGTATTTTTATCTCGTATACATAAAAATTCAATATCATTACTAATTGGACTGTTTTTAACCTGAGATCCGATAAAGAATTTATCATCTAATACATTTATTAATTGCTCGCAAATAGAGTTTGATGCATACCCGCCGCCAATATCGAATAAATTACGTTTAAATTTATATATATTTGCTTTATCCGGTTTTTCTCCCCCTTCTATAAAAATAGGTTTGATATTATTATCATCAAAGTTTGGTGTAAATAAATTTATATATTCTATTATTGAATCAGTTATTAGTTCTTCTGGATCATTAGAATATGGCGCACCTACACAGGTTGCGTAAATAGTAGATGGTTTTGAGATCTCACCGCCGTTAAAAGTAGGTTCTGTTTTCCCACCTTTAATATACAGTAATGGAACTTCACAAGGTTGTTCTTCACCATAATCTCTAAGATAAGCTTCTTGAAAATTTATTAAAATAAATTCAGCTAATCCATCACATAAGGTAAATCTATTCCCAAGTCCAAATTTTCTGACCACTTCATGATTACTTTCTTCTCTATTTACAAACGTAAATTTATTGTTCATTTTCTTTTCCCCTTAATGCAGAAATATATGTTTCAGTAGTGCCATCAATAATAACGTTCCACCCATCGTTTCTTAAGTTATTTATTAACATAGATTTAGTATTTTCATCTAGAACACTATTCAATTTCATGTATATTTCTTCATCATTAATATCTACAAAACCTAAATTTATTAGTCTATTTACCCAATATTCTTTATTAAAGATCCCACACCCTTTATTTTTTCATTTATTTTCTCTGCCATGATTGTAATGATAGGAGATGTTTCTGTAAATCCTTCTGTATAACCTTGAATTGCATTTACAATCATGTTATCTTTTATTCTTGCACATTCATTTTCAGGTTCTCCAATAAATTCTAAACAATCGTCAATAGCTAATATAGCGCAAACTATTTCATCTGATGAGACATTTAATTTCTCTCTGTTATCAAAAAATATATTGTATATCCAATATACATTATATGGCTTGTATTCCGAATAACCGGCTCTATGTAAAGTTAATAAAAGTACGTCTTTTAACATGTTATCTTCTCCAACAATAAACATCTGACACACACAATCCTAATTCTTGTAATTTCTTACAACTTGTACTATATTCATGTTTTCTAACTATGTTTGTAACAGTATTTCGAGTATATCTTTCATCAAAATCAAATACTATTGGTTCAAAGAATCTAACAATTTTCTCTACAATTATATTAAATTCTTCTTGTGTTAACTCATTTACTGATTTTCCACCCCTATAAAACTCAGATAAATACAACGTTAAATATACTCTTTCCATGTGCGGTATATGACCATTTGGTATAATATTAGTCCGTAGGCATGGAGTTATATTATAATATTCAAAACTTATGTCTTTTAATTCTAAATCAGTATACTTTCGCGGTTCTATTTTAGTATGAGATGAATTTGAATGAGGTAGATCTAAATTATTTCCCTTTATTATATATATCTCGTTTCTTTGATTTATCGCTAAATTTGAGATTTCTTCATAAGATGTTAATTCCGATTCTTTTAAACTAATACACCATCTGTTTCTTCGTAGATTGAAAGTGCCAGGAATTCTTATCATATGCCTATGAGTTCCAATACAAGATAAATCTACATTTAGTGAAAGATTGTTCATTAGTTTACTTTGATAATGAAGAACATCTAAAATAGTATTCTCTTTGTTAATGTTAACCAATATATAGACATGAAACCCCTTTCCTGAAAAAATAACTCTATGAGCTAAGTTTTGTGTTTTACAATATTTATGTAACTTTATCATGTCTTCAAAACAAGTACTTGAGTCTAGATCAAAGAGGATATGAGGTATTATTAAAGTATCTGGATCTATTACTTCCCTATCATTTTCTATTTTTGTTGATTCAAAATCATATGTTGATGTAATACAATCTGCATATCCGTTATTTTTATTGATGAAAGCTACAAATTGTAAATTGTTTTCTACAAGAATTCTCTTCTTCCCAAATTCTCGCGGAAATTTTCCGAAAATATGTTATCAACTCTTTTAGTTAAATAGAATTTAATAAACTTATATTTTCATATAGTTTTTCTTGAATATTGTTTAATTCCATCTCTATTCCAACTAATTCATTCTTTATACGAATCTCTGTACTAACCTTCTTATCGTAACATACTTTGCACAAACCCTTTGGATTTGAACTATCTTTTACATTAAAAATGTGTTTGAAATAATATTCATTACATTTAGGACAAAAATTCATACGCTTCTTTTGCCATTCTAAAAATTCCCAAGATAATTTATTTATTTTTTCCATCCCCAACCATGTAACGGAGTTATGAGTATTATCTTGATGCATCCATCTAGGGATATAAATACAAATACTATGATTTAAATTCCCCTCTTTATCTTCATGTAAATGATGAAGATGGCTTCCTTTAAATTTTTTGTTTAAAGGTTTTAAACCATATATTCTCTTTTTAGTGTAAGTAATTCTTACTTCGTTATCTTTACAGTTATTCCTAATTGGAATGACTTCTTTGTTGCAATTTTCAAGAACAAAATTTTTATAGTTTTCTAACAATGTCATAATCTCACCTATATTTTTATATTAATTTCTACTTCTAAATTGGTTTATTAATTTACAATCTTTGCTAAATTGACAGTTATCATCACATACTTTACTATAATATTTAATTGGATATTTGTTTTCTATATTTGCAGTTAAGAAATTAAAAATTGAATTCTTTAAAGCCAAAACCGTCTTTTTTTGTACTTTTTCTACTCTATATTCCCTTTCCATTGGAAAGAAATAGCTTATTTTGTTAACAGGTTTACATAAATGAGGATCACAAAGTATTTTATAAAAAATTAATTCTTTTCTTACTTTACTTTGTGCCGTTGTACTCCATTTTCCTGTTTTAAACTCATTTATAATAAAATCATTTTCTATATCTATAAACAAATGATCAATTTTGCCAACTATTCTTATTACAGGAGTTATTTGATATCTTGCTTTTATTTCATCTAACTGTACTTCTGTTATAATGTTTAAGATATTTGCACATTTATAATTTTTATACTTTTCATAACAAGCTTCTTCACAAAAAACAGTTTCAAATCTTCTTTCTGAAAATAAAGGTTTAAAAACTGTATAGTGTGTTTCCATAGCCCTTTTTGCTTCAACATAAGAAATATTTCCATATATTTCTTCATAATCATCTGGAAATAAACTACGAATATACAAAAAGTTCGTTTCAAAATCTGCTGTTAATTTAAGTTCATCAACTTCAAAAAGATAATTTTCATAGTCAGAATGTAATAAATTACCTTTTAATAGTAATGGTGTTTTCTCTTGAACAATCTCATCATGAATTATTCTTTTGAATTTGTAAGCACAAGATAAAAACAGCATCAGGCGGCTTTTTGTTAAATAAAACTCTTGAAATTTGACTTATAACACCCCCTAATTTCATAATGTGTTTGTTCTAATATATAAACTTGTTGATAAAATCGTTATCAGTAGCCCCTTTCATTACAAGTCTATAGTAAGGAGCAAAGCAAAAAGTGATATATTACATCATAAGAGCAAGTAAAAACACAACAAAAGTGTTCTAATAAAGCTATTTTTTACACGTCTTTGAAAAAAATATGCAAATGAGTAATATAAAATAGTAAAGTTTATAAACTTTTAAACTTAATTAGTGTATGAAATTTAGTAAACACTTCATACTGTTTGTATTATTAACAGGCGTTGTACTGTTAAATTATGAATTAGTTTCTATGTATTTTATGTTAAAACGTAATATCTCTAATATTGAAGATTACTTATCACTTTTATTATTAACTATTTCAATAATAGTAGTTATTGTAAGTATTGTACCTCTAATACAGATTTTAAGAAATGAATATAAATCTATATCTCAGAGCAAAGGATTATTAGAAGACTACACTGAAAAATATAATTTACCTAAATTAAAATAACTAACAAAGATCTGCACCTATTGTATCATTATCAATTATTAATCTATTTAAATCCCAATTCATAGCTCTAAAGATCAGATTTAATTTTCCTGGTATCAAATGCCTTATAGTTTCTTCATAATCAATAGTAAAATCTTTAATTTGATCTTCTTTTTCAAATGCAATTGCTTGATTTTTATTTACATTATGACTCCTTGCATACTCATTTCTTCTAACGTATACCATCTTAACTACATCACCGATATTCTGAAAATTACAATTTAATTCTTTATTAGCCCATATTGCTGATGCTACATGTATTGATTTTGTAAGATAAGATGTTAATGGTTTCTTAATTTTCATATTTATTGTTATTTCTTCAATTGTACAGTTACCGCTTCTTATCCTTTCTACAATTCCAGATACATAACTAAATACTTCTTCTGGATCTTCTTTATCTAATATCATATTAATAACTGTACTTTGTAAATCTTTTACAATTGGAGTAGCGTTACGTTTCTTATATGCAAAACCTTTTACTACAAATCTTCCATTTTCTAATCGTCCCGCATACATATTTGCGCCAACAATTAAAAGAGAAGAGAATATTTTATCAACTTCAATTTCATATTTCCCTGAAACAAGATTATATTCTTCTTCAAAGATATTCCATGAACTATTAATTACATGTTCTATCTCATTTGACATTGAAGTTGAGGGAACTTTTACAAATACTGAATCTGTATGACCATAAAGAACTTTAGTTTCAGGATAATTAAGTTCTACTGTATCTCTTATATGTGCAATAGCCTTTCTTGATAGCCAAGTAATAGACCTAGCAATATCTAAATTATATAGCCTAAAGGATCTAAAACCAAATACACCATACATACTATTTTTAAGAAACTTTGCTACCCTTTGCTTATTGTCATATTTTTTATACTCAGGTGAATCTTCTGGACTTTGTTTCATTAATTTTTTATTTAATTCCCTATAATCCTGAATCTCATGAAGTAAACCAATAATAAATCCTTCATGATCTCTTCTAAATGTAACACCATTCCCTAGTTTTACTAAATGTGATTGAGGCAAATCTACATCAGTTTTAACAATTGTTTCAAAACTCATGTTGGCACTTTCCATAGAAGAAGGGTACATAGACTTTACATCGTAAACAACTACATAAAAGTGTACCCCTATCACTGGTTTATAGATAGTTGCACCATCATAAGTCTCAATTATCTCTAGTTTTCTTGCTGTTGGTAATACAATATTCATCTTCTTTGCATGTCTTAGCATTGCAACATCGATAACATCTTTATTGTAATAAGTATCAGTGAACTTACCACCAACTAACTTTTGCCTTTCAAAGAAAGATTGAATAATATCAAACGTCTTATCGATCCATACAGTACCTTCAACATCTCTTAAATTATAACGTAGAAAATATATGAAATCGTCCTTCCATGAATCCATTCCTTCTAATTTTTGTATAGGAGCGTTATTATCTTCTAAAACAGATCTCAAATTTGTAAAACCAATGTCACCATCATGTAACTTTTCATATCCCATTTTTAAATCAAATACAATTCTTCCTTTAATTGGATTATTAGTATACTCATCAAACTTACTATCTACTTTATCAACCGGACTTAACCAATTCACAGGTAAATGTAAACGATGATGCCGATTAATAATATAAGGAATATCATAGTGCAAAATATTCCAACCTGTTAACATATCAGGATTTAATCTAGTAAATACTTCTCTGAATCTATTTAGCATACATTTTTCTGACTTACAATAATAAATTACCCAATTCTTTGTATCTTTTGGGTTTTTTGGTTTTATTGTAAAGTACCTTTCATCAGGAATGTCTCTAATTGTTAAATCCCATTCTTCAATATCAAAAATAAATCTATCTTTCCAAGTAAATGTGTAATACATATTCTCATAATTATCATGAATAGTTATTGCTGTTATTGGTTTTGGTGTACGAAGTGTATCTAAACTTTGATCCGTTTCAATATCTAAATGTGCTATTCTACAATTCCAATCGAAAAGTTCATTATAATTGTCAATTAGATATCTATTTTCTAGTGATACATCCAGTTCATATGTAAGACCTAAATGTTTTAAATTGTACCTGTCAGATGAATAATTAATAAAATTTTTATAAACCGTAAACCCATCATAATTCTTTTTTGATTCATATTGAGTAACATCATGCGACCAATAATAAGGTTTGTATTCCTCTTCCCTTTCCACTAATTTATTTTCATTATCTCTATATCGCAAATATAGTTTATTATATCCAATGTCTTCTATTATCATTTTATCACAACAGACTTAGAGGGACTTGAACCCCCAACCTCAAGATTAGAAGTCTTGTGCTATATCCAATTAAGCTATAAGTCTAAAAAAAAGAAAGAAACGGAAATGAAAATTTTACCATTTACGATATTCGTCAAAGCTCATTCTATCTTTCTTTAAAGTCCATTTCTTCTCTTTTGCATCGTACCGTAATTCTTCATCTTCCTCTGTTCTCTTAAAATCATAACTCATGCAAAATCCCTCTCAATTGTATCTAATCTGTCACAGAAATTTGTATTATTCTTTATTAAAATATATGTTTCCCCTGTCTTTGTACATTTATATAATACAATACTTTCAAATTCTTTACTATTTAAATGTTCACAAATTTTACATTTTGCTGATATCATTTTAGTATCCTCACATTGGGGCTGTAATACATCCAGATAAAAGAGTTAAAATAAGTAAAGAAAAAAAGAATATAAACCAATTCATATTTTCACCTTTAATTCTTTATTTAACATACATTTAAATGAATTAAAATCAATTGAATTATAAAATACTTCTAGTTTATTTGCTACTTCTTGAATTACTTCATCTCTCATTTCTGAAAAATCTATCATGTCTTCCCATGAAGATTCTTCAATTACTCTTTCCATTATACCATCAAATGAAAACTCTTTTTTCATAAAATCACTTCGTAGTTGTAAATAAAACTACAATCTGATCATCAGCACAGGCAATAATAGGTTGATCTTTTTTCATGTATAGTGTTACATCTTCTTCAAAGAAATTAAATACGTGATCAATACCAACACTATAATTACTGTATGCATCTAAACCGTTTATTTCTGCACTCAATATATTAACGATATCTCCTATATCGTCATCTTTTGCTCTTAATGCAAATGTGTTGTCTAAAACACCAATTGATAAATTGTATTTTTCTATTGAATCACATGTTTTCTTTATAGCTTTTGATAAGTAATTTGAATTTATATTTACTATTGTGTCATTATATATCTCGTTTGTTCCAAAACCATAATATTCTCCATTATACCACAACTTATTTTCAGCATTTTTCATACCTGCAACTGCATGAATGGAGTTATTTGTGTTACAATTTGCTATTACTTTACCATCAAAAACACTAATTTCGTTATTTTCGTATTTTATTTCTACCTCATCATCAAATGTATTTAAAAACTTAATGAATCTTTTAATATCCGAGACTGGTATTACTTCTCTTTCGGTGTTTTTTATATTCATTTTCAGTTTATAATACAATTTGTTATCTAAAGGGCAAGCTTCAATTGTTAATTTCCCATTTTCGCCAATTAAAAGAGCATCATTTATATACTCAATTCTTTTTCCTTTGTCTATCCCTTTAGTATGAATGTTAGCAAATTTCAATAGCTTTATCAATTGTTTTGCATCTACTATCATATTATATACCTCGATTATCTAAATAGTTCCCAATCAAAACCTTTCCAAATTACTTTATTTGTTTTTTTGTCTTTTTCCATTACAATTATTTCGTTCCCTGTCATAGTAGGATCACCTTTTGATTTTTCTATTATGGCAACCCATTCTATTTTATCTTTTAAATCTCGTTTTTCACATTTAATTCTTTGAAAACATTGAGCGCGAGTATATTTTCCCCAATCAGCTATGATATCAGTTACTTGTAATTCTGTTTGTCCTGTCTCTGCTGAGTAGATCATCTTTTTTTTCTCTTTCATGTGAGTGATTAGAATTACAGGAAATGATAGATTTTTCATTAGATCAATGATTGTATCGTATTTTCTGTCTCTTATTCTCCAATCCGTTCTACGAATTTCCCCCCTTTTTGCTGCTTCACCCATAGCTTTACCTGATGCATAGATATCTATTCCCAAGTCTTCCTCTTTCATACTGTCTTCTGCATTACGTAATAAGATATCGCATCCATCAAAAACTATAGCTGCAATTGTATCAGGATTTAGGTTTTTGATCTGAGAAATAGCTGACCTTATGTTTTCTAAAGTCTTTGTTGCGTCTTTTTCTCCAATTCGTTCACCATCTTCATAAAACGCTGTTGGATTTAAACAAATAATTCTAGGATCATTACCCCAAAATCTCTTAATTGGGGCTGCACTTTGATCCAAATCAATTACAAAAATGCGCCGTTCTTTATCGAAATCTTCTTGATTTCGTATACAAAAAGCAATACCAGTTTTTGCGGTGTCGTCTTCACCAGATAAACCAGCAAAAATAGTACTTACTTGTTGTTTTTCTTGTTTTTTAATCGCTTCATCCAAGTTAAAAACTTTAACCACTTTATCTTCTTTATGTCCAAGTTGAACCATTTAAGTATTTCCTATATTTTTTAAGATAATATGTTTGTATGATGAATTATATTTGTAAATACATCAACGTTAGAATTATCTATCAATTTTTGATAATTTAATAGAATTATCTATCAATTTTTCAAAATTGATAGATAAATAATTTGTTGATCATGTAAGCTCAACAAAAAAATTAATTGAAAAAAGGTAATTAAATCAAATAAGTTTTCCCATTCTGAACATAACCGGCATAATCATCTTTTACATAAATGGGATAATAATTTAAAGTAATAAGAGCAAAAGGACGATCAATACATAATTGATCGAATAATTCACCCGTTTTTGTGTCAAAGTATTTATCTATTGTTTCATTTGTATTTGTTTTTAAATGATTTAAATGTTTAGAAATGAAATCTATTTTATTTACTGGAAATAATTGTATGTTTTGCCTCCTATAGTTGTGTTTTTCTAAATATTTTATTTTTAAGTTCTTTTTCTTTATTTATTGAATAAATAACTCCATCCGTATTTAAATCTTTAAGACATTCGTTTATATTCTCTTCTTTATACCCTTCTCTTATCAATTTATTGAGTAAATCTTCGCCTGAAATTCCAGTTTGTCCGAATTTGGAATATACTGGAATTATAGATACAATTAATTGTAATAAATCTTTATTAGGATCTTCACTTGCCCTTTTTAAATTCTCAATTTCTAATGATAATTCTTCTAATTTTTGATCAAGTACATCTACAGTCTCATTAATACTTTTAGCTATTTTTATTATAGAATCAGTATCCAAGAACATCACCTAATTAAAATTTATGTTATATCTTTAAATAATTCAATATTGGATTCATATTTTTCTATACTTTCTTGTGGTTCTAGTTTTTTATCAAGTAAAGCTATTAATCTTTCATTTTTAGCATTCATTTTATTTTTCTTTGGTAATTTATTATTTATTACTTTCTTTATAGAATAAAATTCTTTATTAAAAAATGAAATTATTTCATCCGTATAGATTATATGGATATTTTCTGTTGTATTTTGAGTTAAAACAAATCCTCTTGTATTACCATGATAACCCTTTAATGTTGTTGGTAAAATTAATTGTTGTGTTTGTAATATAGAGAGAGTGCGAGATAAATGTTCTACAGTTCTTATACCACTACCTAAAAATTGAAGTAAAAGGTTAGTAACATCGAAAATCATACCACTATGAGGGGTTTCAATAAAATAAGTACATATATCTATAGAAATTAATACCGCTTTTTCTAATTTTGACTTATTTAAAATTATATCTTTATTATCGTCTGTTGTTACTCCTGTTTCAGCAAACATTAAATCTTCCCATGTTATTTTACTTTTTCCATCATAAGAACAGGTATAACCAGCTTTTTTTATTATATCTAAAGCCTTTCTTATATCTCCAAAATGATTGTCAGCTATATATTCTGAAAATTCCTCATACAATTCATATGACATTACCCCTTCTTGAAAACATTCTTTACGATTCCATAATATTTGTAGAATTTGATCTTTCTTATAGTTGTCAAATAAGTAAAATGAAAACCCTGCCGAAGAAAGTATATTCACATCAATTGAACTTAAAAATTCTGATTGATTACATGCAATTAATATACCAACTGAACAGTTTTTAGCTGATATAAATTTTTGAACTATAATTCTTGAAAAAACATATAGTAAATCATAATTATTTACAGTAGTTTGACCCTCAAAGTTTAAGATTTTAGTATCAGATAAACTTGTAATTTCATCCAAAAATAAAATAAGGCTATAATGTTTATATTGTTTTGCCTTTTCATTAATAGTGGAAAGAACTAATTTAACATAATATTCAATTGGTTCTTTTTGACTATATTTAATATCATAATGTTCTAAAATAGCTTTGTAACAAGAAACTTGTGTTGTTCTTATTTTACAATTTATTTCAATTAAATCTACTAGTTTATTATCTCCTACACCATGATTTAATATTTTAACAATATGTTTAATACAAATAGTTTTACCTACTCCACTATTACCATAAACAAAAGTATTAATCATCTCATTATCTTTAATAATAGGGGAAACTTGTGTTGAAAGAAACCTCAATTCATCGTTTCTAGCCGGAATATTATTAGGAATGTATTTCTTTTCTAATAAATAAGAATCTTTTAATATTGGATCAGAATTAATAAATAATTTATCAAATTGAGAATCTAATTCTGAAAGATTTTCTTTTTCCTCATATTCCATCTATTATCACCAAATTTAAATTAATTGATTTAAGATAACAATCAAAATATCAAGTAAAATAATTATGAATAAATCTGCATAGCATGTATGATTATAAAGTAAATATGAATTTTATAAATATACCTATAAATATCAAGTATTGCTACTGTACCTGTTTTTACATGTTTTCAATTTAATATATCTGGAATTTACCCCTATGGGTATTGTTTCCACTGGAAGGGTATTTTGAATATAGCCTAGAATATGATGAAAACTTAAAGAAAATTCAAAATATAACTAAGCCGTTAGATATTGTTTTTACTTGATATTATAACGATTTCAAAGTATATATACATTTCGTTTTTAATAAAGATATAATAGAAAGAATATAATTGTAAAAATATCTATATTTATATAAAAATAACGTAATTGTCAACCAATAATTATATAAAGGAAAAAGACATATAATGTTGGTAGAGTGTTTTAATAACACTTAAGAATTAATATTCGAGAGTGTTTGTTTAAAGTTTTTCCTTTTCTTAAAAATATGTTCCACTGGAAGTCATAGGGGAAGGGGTTAAAGTCGGATATATGCCTTTTAAATCTTGTGAAATCGATATCTAGTGACATACTTGATATTTCAATCCCCACTTTAAGTTTATTACTTTACTCACCAACATATAGGCTTACTTTTATTCTTTTAAAATATATAATTATCTATCGAATCGTTTTAAATTTCTCACTTTGTTTTACTCAACATCCAAAAATTTAATATTTTCCACTGGAAATCTAACTCACTAAGTTTTGATGCTTGACCTTTAAAAAATATCATTTTAAAAAGCATCGGTTGACATACCTGTTATTTAGAGTCTATTTTATATAAATCTAATTAATTAATATAACTATTTGAAAATCTTATTTGTGTTAAATACACATTATACTTGATGTATTATCGTTTATCCTTATCCTGAAACTATAGCTAACATATCAAGTAAAAAAGGTATCAGTAGCCATACTTGATATTTTAAGTCCCTGGACAAAGCAATCTCAAAAATAAGTACTCTAATGCTAATGTTTTTCAATCTTAAGTAGTCCTGCAAAACAATAAGATCTTTTTAAGCTTTAACTAAATCTTTCTTATTATTATAAATGTTAGTTATATTTTTATTAAATTTTAATTTCTTCCGGTAATAATATTTTTGTTAATAAATTCTGTATATACGAACTACGAGAGTAATTTTCTTTTTTTCCATCAATAACTTTAACTAATTTAGGTGGTAAATATACACTTACTATACTTTTTCTCGTCATTTTTCCTCCAAATATTTAAAAATTTAAAAAATTTAAGAAGAGATTATTCCTCTTCTTCTTCCAGATCTTCTATTTTTATATACTTTTCTTTATTGAAATTAGTATGAATTTCATTTTCAGGTAAAATACCATAAACTTCTAAAGAATAAGAATCTGGTATTTGTGGATTCCTTGAAACGTTCCATTTAGGATAACAACAAAGAATAGCTCTTGATCTTTCACCATTAACACAACCATCGAGTGCTTTATCTGATATCCACCCAACTATTTTATCAGAATCTTCAATAAAATCATCTTCAAAGTCTACGGTCATTCTAGATATTTTATCTGATCCATCAGGATAAAGTACAAACTGGACAATATCTACCGGAACAAAAAAACAACTATCATATTTAATGAAATCGTAACTCTTCTGTCCTCCCTGTTTACTTTTAAGTGCGTTCTGTCCTTTCTCTAAATTTTCATCTTGCGCTATCTTCTTTAAGTCAATAAGGTCTTTTTTCATTGGTTCCATAAACTCTTCTTTAAGTATATTTGAGAAGAAATCTTCATCTCCATATGGATTCCAATCTATTTCATTCCAATATGTATACTTTGGAGAATCATAAAAAGTAAATATATTGTCAATATTATCTTTCTTTTTGTTAACTCTAACCTGATATGTCTTACCTGGTGTTGGTAAATCAACAGTTACAGCATTACCATCTTTCAAAAAGATCTTACCAAAGTTACAATCCTTCTTACCATTGTTATCTATTTCTGCAATTCCAAATACTACTCTCTTATATTGATGTAAAGGTAACGGTTTTCCATAAGAAGGGTTAGGTTTACCAAATGCAGTTCTAATAATGTCCTTTAAAACCAAAAAAATATTTTCATCATCAGTATTAATAGAAAGTTTAGGTAAACTATCAACTGTTATTGTATCAATATCTTTCTTTTTATCATTGTAGTATCGCTTAGAAATCACATCATTATTAACTGTATATTCATCAACACTGCCAGATCCAACAGCTTTATTAGGACTCTCATTATACTCTTTTATTATTTGATTTCTCCTATAAGCAATATTATCCTTTAATTTAGTAACACCTAAAACAAACATTTTGATAGGTTTTGCTGGACTTGCATCATGTGATAGTGCCACATCTCTCTTAAATTGAAAATAAAACCTCAAACATACATCTTCAAGGGTTTCTGGTGGTATCTTATGGAAAGTCTCTTCATCATGCATTTCCTTAAATAAATCTAATTCTTTATCAACTGTTTCTATAGGCATTCCTAATTTTTCAGCTATAAATTGTCTACTTATTTTCATCTTTTACCTACTGCATTTGCAAATGCAATTCTTTGACCAAATGTCTTATCATATTGATCTTTACTACTACAAATAGAAACACCTTTTAAAGTACATTTACCAACTTCCACTAATGCAATTGTGATATTTTTATGATAAATATATTTTACGTGTTTAATTTCGTCTACTAACTCACTCAGCTTTTTCTTTTTTATAAGATTCTTACAAATTTCTTCTTCAAAATCCATCTAACTACATCCGTATAACTCATTTTTTCTTTAAAACAGCGTCTTTTACTGGTTCAAATACATTTTCACTTTTCAAATCAAGAGCAATAGAATAAATATGTAGTCCATCCTTACCTCTTTTTTTGTTTATAATCCTAAAATCTTCCATTCTTATGAGTGTTTTCTTCAAAAAAGTTCTATTAAAATCCTCAGAAGGAAATTCGTTCATTTTAGAAGAACCATTCTGTTGTAAAAATAAGAAGACTCTCTGTATGTCTAAATTAGTTCTTAATTTCGTTTTTCTTAACTTTGACAGTACTAACACATTCCTATTCAACAAAAAACTTTCATTGAATCATAAAATTATTTTATTTTACTCTCAGCTATTGATATATTTACAAAAAACGAATTGAGATTTCTATAATCAGCTAAAGGACATTTACTCATTATATTTTTAATTGAGTTCTTCAAAGCTTCTATTTCTTGATCATCCATTCTAACATTATATATTCTTGTAACAACATCTTCAACATTTACTATCATAATATTCCTCACATTAAGATTGTTTTGTTATTACTGGTGGTGTTATTAATACAAATGGTGTAGATTGTTCTAAATATAATCCATTCCACTCTACATATTCTTCCTTTGTAGTGAAAAAGAATATGCCATCTCCGTTATCTCCATAACTACCATCAATATCTGGACTATCTACTACTAATCCCTGATCTCCACCTGCATAATTACCATCATGAGAAAAGGGATCTTGAACTATTTGCTGTGGAGTTGTAAGCAAACTATTGACACTTGATACTTTGTGTGTTGTATAAGTGCCCAAAATTTTACCATCATTACTTAAAAGAGCAACATAAACTAATTTATCAGCCGCATTTAACCACTTCAAACGCTTTATTAAATTCGCTCTTTCAAGTGAAGAATCCAATTTTGGTATTTCTTGTGCTTTCACATAAATAGACTGTTGATCTTCTGTTGCCTTTGACTCTATTTTTTGAGTTGTACCTGTATTAATTCCGTTAGGTGGTGCATTATCTATACATCCATATACGGAACCAATACATAAAAAAATAAGTAATACTAATGCAATAGCTTTGATTTTCAACAAATCGCCTTTTGATTTTCTTTAATCATCATCTTAACTAAACTATCTAATACAGCAACATTATACTCTAATGCTTCTACTTTATCTTGTAAATTGTTTATAATAGAGATTTCTACGTTATTCATGTCCAAACCTTCTTATCTATTTTTGCTGGTAAATCTTTAAGATATATATTTTTAGTTGCATCTTCTGATGCTGCTGAATAATCTGCAATTTTATTATTATAGTATGCTATTTGCCCTAGATATGCAACATTCTTTTGTTCATAGATCTCTTTAGTTTGATAATCCCAACTTTTCATTTCTCCATTATCGGCTTTAAATCGATCTAAATCAGTTTTCATAGCATCAATATTTTTTTCTGTAGCTTCTATATCTGCCTTTGTTTGTTTAAACCATGTATAAATTGACATTGCTCTATCTGGATCATAGGTTTTATCAACTATCTTATTAGCTGAATCTGCCTGTGCTTTTACAACATGCCAAGGTAATAATTCCCATTTCAAGGCTGTATCTAGTACATCAATTACTACCATTCCACAAAAGGCAACAGCAAGGCATAAGAAAAGTATCTTTCCGTTATTCATATTATCACTTAAATTTATTAAGTATTACTGTAATTAATTTATTCATTGAACTTGTTATTTCTTTAATTGCCTTTGTTTGTTCCTCTGTAGCGTATGCATCACACCAATGATAACATGTTCTTTTATCTTCATCGGTTCCTGAGCATAACACATCATGAACACAGCAATAACTATTTCTTTCAAGTTGTGTAAATTTACATCCAATTATCATTAAGCAACCTCGTTATTTAAAGAATCAATAACTATACATATTAAATTGTTAAAACATGCGATTGCAGCAACAAAACCACACATATAAAACCCAAAATTTGTAGTATTAAAATAGATAGGTATAAAATATGAAAAACAAAAAATAACAATGCATGATATAATACGAAAGCTTGTATTAAACTTCATAAACCTCTACTCTTCATTGATATAATTTCTTCTAAAATACTTTCATCAGGGTGGCATTCTTCATATTTGCCGAATTTCTTTTCATAATCCTTTATATCAAAATCAAAATAAATTGGAGAATTTTCAGCTTTATATTGTTTCATGGCATCTTCTTTGTAATCATTGACCTCATTTCTCCGAATTACAACGTTTAAATTTTGTAAAACTTGCCTAGAATTCCACTTTACAATTTGTGTACCGCTAAGTTTTTTAAATCTCAAAAGCATATTCCTGCAATTACATTTGTATAATGTTTTCATTTTAAAATCATTTATTCTTTCAGCTTGAATTTTTTCCTTCTCAATAATCTGTTTTAGTGCTTCACTTTTCTGAATCTTTCTATTTTTTTCTGGAATTGTCCGTACTTTTAAGTTACATAAAACCTTTTGTTCTTTGCTAATCGTTTCCACACCATTTTTACAAATCGGAAGTCTTTCTTGTCTTGTAAACATAAACCCACCCCAAAGGGAATAGATACATCTATAGATCTACAATCACAACTACAATTGTTATAAAAAAAACAAAAAAATTTAATTTATTCATTGTATAATGATTATAGTGACTAGAATATATGGGAAAAAACACAAAAGAAATAAAAATACAAAAAGGGAAATTACCCAAATGCTGAGAAAGGGACTTGAACCCCTGATATCCTACGACAACAGGTCTTAAGCCTGCCGCATTAACCACTCTGCCATCTCAGCAAAATAAATAAAAAAAATAAAATTACATAGAATTCACAACAAATTATAGCATATAAGCCACAAAAAGTTATGAAAACTATTTGCTACCCGAAACCATACTATTGATTTCAGCATCACTTGATACGTTATGTAAACCATAACAGCATATTTCTATGCTCATCAAGTNNATGCTCATCAAGTCCCATCCCCCCACTCAGAAAGAGCCGAGTTCTTTTGGTCGCTCGCCCCCTGTCACCAAGAGACTCTAGCATATAGTAATTGGAATATAAGTATTTATATTTTTTGGGTACTATGAGAAATAATTAACTAATTGGTATAACAAAATACCAATGATATAACATTATATCATTGAACTAAACCATTATTAAGCGGTTCATTGAGAAATTATTTATGTAACTTTAGCTTAATAAATAATTTATGAAACAGAACAGTTGTTATTTTTGCAACAAAATTTTTGATATCAACAAAATTTTTCTTGACTTTAACGATCAAAACAATTCCATAAATAATGTAATGTATGCTTGTGAAACTTGCAGAGAAGTTTTTTATCAAAAAGTAATGATGAATTCAGTTAAAACATGCACTAATTTAGGTTTGAAGATTACAAAAAATGGAGAATGGATTCATGATAATAAAACAGTACGACAAGAATTAGTATCTTCACAAACGCTACAACAAGAAAACATTAATTTAAGAAATAATAACGTTATTTTACAAGAGAAGTTGAGCAATTTAATAAACATAGGATATGAAAACCCAAAGATACTTAAATATAACCAGAGGTATTTAACGTGGGATTTGAAAAAAAACTTTCATTGTTGGCAGTGTGGAAGAGAAATTAGATGGTTTAAGCGAAATGGGCGTTATCTAGCAACCTGTAGATGCGGAAAAATCTATAAAACAGAGATAGATAGACTAATTGTATCAGTAATTGAATGATTCCCCCTTATGGTCACCCTACACAATCATAAGGGGAAAACTCGATTTGTGCCTAAACAGATGTGAAATCTGTTCAATATAATAATAGCATCAAAGTATATAAAGATATTTAAAAGAGATGGGAGAAGGAGAAATTTTCTCCCATTTAATATTTAGTGTACTTGGAGGTCTACTAAATATTTGACTTATAGGATTAAAAAACCAACTAATATAGATAAAAGGATTTCTAAGTATAAAAAGGTTTTGTTTAATCAGTATGGAATTCTTTTTGGTGTTATTCTGTCGCTATGCTCGATTTATCCATACTGAAAAAACTGGTGTTTTCCAATGTAATAAATGAATTAAAGTTATATAAGTATTGTGTTTTAATTTTCTTGAAAACTATAATATTTTGAAAAGTTGAACCAGGATTTTGATATGTCACGCACTCTCCAAAACTATTATAGCAGTGGATAAAGGTCTACAAACTTTAATCCATGTGTATATAAGCTTTCATTCCATAAATAATAAATAGTATCTTTTCCATATCATAATTATGAATCTTAAAGTCTCTTCAAGAACATCAAGAGACAGTTTTTATTATCCCAAACTAATAAATATGTAAAAGAGCAAACAGATATAATAAACAAGTTGTAGTTGCCATATAAAAAATAAAATAAAATTCAAATATATTAATAAATCGTTTCCAAACTAACCGTAATTATTAAATAGTTTATTAACCATGTATATATTGGAAATAGAAGCAATTGGATATCTCCTAAAAAATCAAAATTGCTATATAATTTAGGTTGCGTAGGCATCGGATACTTCAAATCTTGTTGGAAAGGTTACCGAAATTACTCTGATGCCGTTTGAAACTCCTAAATTTTGCAATAGCGAGCCAAATTTTAGTTGAATCCAACCTTTTATTCTCCACTCATTAGCACTTCCAAGGGGCGGGGTAGCATAGAGGTTGTGCGCTAAATATCTGTTTTCGGTGATTCCTCCTTAACTGGTTGCGATAGAGAACAGCTACTTCGACTTGTAATCGAGATACTTCAGTTCAAATCTGAACTCCGCCATTTAAAGAATGGAATTATAGCTATTAATCTCCCAAAAAGGGACTTTTCTTCACCTATAAATTGGATTAGTTGGGATCATATAAAGCTCTTAATAAGCAAACAATTCCATCTTTATACATATTAATCTCTCTTTTATCAATAAATTCTCTACACATACAGTCTATTTTTAATTATAACTTCACAAAAAAAATTAATTATTATCAAAATCGTCCACTTTCCAAAGTTTTTATATAGTTTAAAGTACTATATTACTTTGTTCAGTTGCGTTAAAAACGGATACTTCGACTCCAATATCACCAGAGGGCTGTCAAACCTCAAATCAGATCTGTTCTGATCCGTCCGTTTTTTATATAATCTCTGAACAGAAGGAAAAACAGTTGACTAAATTCAATCAAAAAACGGTTTGTTTATCTAATTTTCCTGATAAAAAAACCAACAAAGCTGGCGGTATCGCCTTCGGTATGGACGAAAAACTAGAATTAGTTACAAGAACAGCATCTTATCTAATTTCAGAAGATAAATTTTACGCTAATGGATGCACAGTTGATTCTGAATATCTCAAAGTAGTAAAAAGGGTACAGGAATTTGACCCTGAATTTATCTTAAAATTAGCATGGTATAGCAGAGATGTTTTTAATTTGAGATCTGCTCCTTTATATTTACTCGCTCAACATTCAGTATCTAATTTACCTATTAATGGTAGTAGAGGATATATTGGGAAATGTATTAAAAGGGCAGATGAAATTACAGAACTCTTATCTCTTTCCATGAATCTTAGACTAAAAGATCCAAAATTTGCTGAAAAACGTCAGTCACTTTTCATAAAAGGTGGAGTAAAAGATACATTTAATAAGTTTAACAAATATCAGCTTGCTAAATATAATCGAGATGGTAACGTTACTCTTAAAGATGCAATCCGTTTAACACATCCAAAACCATATAATGATGAGTCTCAGAAATTATATGCGGATATTTTGAACGATTCTCTTGAATCACCTAACACATGGGAAGTGCATATAAGTAAAAATGGATCAACAAAAGAGAATTGGGAACAGATCATTCCACAAATGAATTTCATGGCAATATTAAGAAATTTACGTAATTTCTTAGATAAAGATGTTGATTTATCTTATGTGATATATTTACTAACAAATCCTGAATCTGTAAAGAGATCAAAGCAATTGCCTTTCAGATTTATGAGTGCTTATGAGGCAATTCAAAGTGCCGGATTTAGAAGTAATGAACCAAAAGTTAAATCATTAATGACAGCACTTGAAACAGCAATTGATCTAAGTGTCGAAAATATACCAAAAGTCGATGGGAGAACTTTGATATTAATAGATGTTTCTGGATCAATGCATCAAAATATTAGCGGAAAAAGTAAGGTTAAAGCAATCGATACCGCACTTATTATGGGTGCAATTGCATCTAAAGTTTGTGAGGATTCGGATATTAAACTATTTGCAGATTCATTTGAAAATGTTCGCTTTAGTAAGAATACATCTATTCTTGAAAGAGTAAACAAAATGAAAACGGTTAGTTGTGGTGGATCTACAAATTTACATGTTGCATTATTCGATATATTAAAAAATCGTACAAAATATGATAGGATTATTTTACTATCAGATATGCAATGTTACGGATATTATAATGTTGCTAATCTATTTCTGCAATATAAAAAGAATGTTTCAAACGCTTTTATATATTCCATTGATCTAACTGGATATGGTACTGCACAAATACCAAAAGATGTAAGTAAAGTTTGTACATTAGCTGGTTGGTCAGAGAAAATATTTGATTTCATGTATCTATTTGAAATCGGAAGAGAAACAATAGTAAAAACGATAGAGAGGGATTATTCCCTTTCATAAACCTTAAAAAACGTTATTTTCATTTCATAATCTCACCTTTTAATTTTTTTCCGTAAATTTTCTCTTTTAAATACACTAATTTTTTTACTTTTATAAGCTAAATAACTAAATATAGCAATATTACCGCTACATGCATTATATGAAACTATAATATGCGATGTTAATTTATGTCCATCTTCTCTATCAAAAGCAACAGTAATGTCTTTCCTTCGCTCTATTTTTGAAAGATACCTCTTTTTTTTAGTGGTATCATTATTACAAATAAAATTTTCTATATAATCAATGTTATTAATATTTCGTTCTCCATGTATATCTGGATGAATATCTCTATAATAATGATATATACCATGAGAAAATGCAATTGTATTAGTCAATAAATAACAATGTACTCCAAGACTTGCTGAAATTACATAATCATTTTCTTCATCAAATCTTATTGTTATAACTTTATATTTTCTATATTTCTTATATTTTCTTTCTAATTTAATTATGTTATAAACAATTTGTTGCTCTGGTGTCATAAAAATCATCTAATATTATCAATATAATCTTCTTGTTCTTCTTAATCATTTATTCCTCTTTTTTTTAAATTATTTCCTTCTGTTACTCCGTTTTTGAATAAAAGTATGCAAACAATACGCCAGCTATAAAATAATATCCTTCTGTGCTATTTCTAGACCAAAAAACACACGTTAATAAGATTATAGCAGCAATAACAAGACATATAAATTTTATCCAATCAAACATAATACCTCTTAAACTCAATATATTGTTTCTAATATTTTCTCTTAATATTCCACTTCATTAATATAAATAAAATATGTCCTATAACAAACCCTAACATATATCCAATTAAAGGACAATATAAATTAAAGGCTATCCCAAATACTAAAAATAAAATACCAACCGCTATAAATATTAGCTTTAATTTTAATTTTTGTTTTTTAAAATACTCTTCACTATATATCTCTTCCATATCTATCCTCACACAAGCAAACTCATTTAATTCATTTTAACAAATTCAGTTACTTCTGAATATAATGTTTTGTTTTTAATATGGCTTATATCTTTTTTTGAAACCTTAAATTTCAATTGTATATCTTTATATGGAATATTAGAGTTTGCTAAGATGTATATATCTCTTATATTTTCCTTATTTATTTGGTTATCAAACTCAACCCATTCAAGATTATTTGCATTATCGTTAAAAATATCACCATCAATATGAAATATATTTTGTAATAAATTAGGATCTGGATTAACTACAAAATGTTGTGCTACTACTTTATCCATCCTCATTCTACCTTTACAGTAATTTCTTCTACTAAATTGTATGTAGTTACCTAACTTTCCACGATTTAATGTTAATAAATGATGAACATTAGTTGTTATAATACTCTTCATTCTTCCAAAATTTGAAACTTGATATGATCTATGACTGCCAGTAACATATTTCCATTCTTCCAAATAACTCACCTCAGAGGGCAATTGCACTTATGATCATTAAATCTAGGTAAATTACTGGGGGTTTCACCTGGAATTCCTTTTAAAATTATGATATTATTTCTAATTCTCCTTGCATAGTTTCTATAATCTTCATTAGAATATGCAAAAAACCAGAAATATTCATTTTCCTTTTTCATACAGGTAAATATAAAATCTGGATCTTTTTTATTTACTTCTTTTAAAGCTTCTATTATTGTGTTCATTTCATCTAAATATATATCAGCATAACAAAATCCTAATTCAAACATCTTTTGATGAGAAACTCTAGCAGAATAACTATAAGTGTCTAACTCCATTTTCACCACACCAATTCAACTTTATATAATTTTAATAGTATTTGTGCTTCATTTAATAGATATTCATTAACAGAAGTCATAGAAAAATATTTAACTATCCATATAAACCCATCTTTTGTCAATGTATCATTTATAATTAATGTATCTGGAATATCTATAACTTCAACATTTTTATATAATTCCAAAGAAAGTACAACATTTTTCTTAATCAATTTTATATCTTTATATGCCGCCATCCCATAACATAGACCTAAACCCGTTAAAATAAACTTCCCATTTACAAAACCAACAAGTCCATTTTCTAAAAAACTTTTATCTAATGCTAATCTGAGCAACATTAAATCACCTCTTTCTCATTATCATCAAGAATTTATCAGATAAAAAAATCAAAACAACTAATGAAAAAATAAATATAAATGTGCAATAATCAGTTGGTTTACGCAAAGCTACTATTGAATTCAAGATAAATAATCCTGTATATTGATACAACTTTATATTAAAATTGTTCACCATGTAGAAACCAATATAAATAAAACTATATAAATTAGTATACTAACTATATTTGCTATTGGAGGGATAACTCCGTATGTAAAATATATAATTACAAAATTAATACAAAATGCAAAAAATAAACAAACTAATAAATGAAATTTAAATTTCATTCTCATTTTTTCCCCAGATTTGGATAACATTTTGCCCCCTCTCCAAAGACCTAGATAATAACCATTCTTTTGTATATGTAACATGAGGTAAATTATTTATTGGTTTATTAACATGAGTATTCAAATTACCAATATGTATATATGTATCTACTTTTCTAATAATCTCTAATTCTTTAACTCCTGCTTGATTACCTTCAATACCTTTAGTAATAAATAAATCCATATTAAACTTATTGGTAATCCAAGCACCAATTACTATTTCTGGTTTATATTTTTTAACAGCTTTATTACCTGATATTTTCTCAACATTTAATCCATATTTAACAGGATTTTGCATACTAGCTAACAATGCATTTCTATATTGTGGTTGCTCTTGCATTTTATTATCAGTTGCTTTAATTCCTAATGCTTCAGCTAAAACTCCATTACCTGAACCTATCTCAATTGTGTTCTTTCCTTTTATTAATTTTGATAAAAATATAACTAATTCTTGAGTAGGGATTAAATAAAATCCATTTTCTACACAAAATTGAGATATATGAATTTGCGGAATTTCATTTAATTCATCAATAGAAAGTATTTGCAATTTATTATTCTGCAAAAGCATTTCATATAAATAATTAATATCACTTTTTGGTATTGTGTACATAAAATCCCTATTTAATATATTAATTGAATAAGAATATAACAAATTACCATTAAAGTAATCCAAATAGCTAATAACATTATCCAGATTGAATAAAATTCAATTTTTGTCATTTAAACCACCTTTGAAAAAATATCCAACAGATTTAAATGTCAAACAAATTAATAAATATTTGAAAAAGTAATTGATCCGACATACCATTTTCATCTACTAATTATAATGTTGTGAAAAGATATGAAGTTTTTGTTTAAAATATATTAAAAAAGTTAATAGTTTTTTAAAAAACGTTTCCTATTAAATTTAGTCAATTTTTGTAATAATTAAAGATTGTCTCCTGTAATATGTCGGAATTCAACTTTAGTTTCATTTTTGTCTATTGATCGATGATAAGTAAAATCATGTATTACTTGTTTGCTATCTATACAGTCAGTGATTAAACTAAAAGCAAAATCTATTTTGCCTATACCCATATCGTTTTTTATTTCAATATCGTCAATCCTTCTGACCCAAAGGAATTCAGGATTAATGTAAATTCCATCTAAACACCAATTAGTTTTTGATAAAAGTTTAAATAAACCTGAATAAATTAAGCTCATATTGCCACTTTCTAGTACTATTAGATCCATTATTCCTTGCGGATCTCCATTAATATTATATAGTTTCATAGCAATGTATTCAGGATATTCTATAAAATCACCTTCTAATTATTCAATAACCATATTCGCTTTTATCATATTCTCCATTTCGCTTATCTCAGGTTCCGATAAAAAGCCAATTTCAACAGCAAAATATCGAAAACCTAAATAATAACCATAATAAAACCTTATTTCTTCACTAGGTAGCTTATCATATTCTACTTTTAAAGCTGTAGAATATGAATCTTTTAAATGCTCAATTAAATAATTTCTCTGAGATGTCACAAAAGAGATAATATTTTTATCTCTAACAACATCAGGATTATTTAAACTTTCTTTTGCCTCCTTAATATCACCTTCAATACTTGTTATCTGCTCTTTCAATAATCCTTTCAATTTAACTGATAACATTTCAAGATGATTTAATTCATTGATAAGAGCCGCCTTTTTTGTTTCTGCTCTGATGTATTTTCTTTCGGCATCATGCAGCATAAATAACCCTCATTGATTAAACAAATGCATTAAATTTAAATCTCTTGCATCATTACTAGATATTTTTACTATTTTTTCATTTTTAGTTGGAAAAAATGAAGCTGTAGTTATTTGAATGTCTTTAATATGTTTGTTTTCATCATACAAGATATACCGAAAATCTAATATCCCTCTTATATCTTGAGCTACTTTTCCTGCAAAAAATAAACTATAAAAATGAGATTTTTTTATAGAAAATGAATTAGCAGTTACTATAAATTTATTCTCCTTTTTATGGATTTCAATAACGTCACCAAAACAAGACGTATATTTTCGTATAAAATCTTCTTCATTTTCCATTGTAGACCTCAAAAATATTAAATCAAATTATTTATTTGATTTTGCAAACTCAAAACTAATAAAGCTTGTTCTTCATTTTCCTTTTTCATTCTTCTTAAATCTAAAATTGTTTGGTTTAATTTTCCTGCAAAATTTGTATGGTGTTGCAAAGGAATATATCTCTCTTTAAGAATTTCACAAGCGAATTCTACAGGATCATAATTATCTAATTGTTTTTTTGTCCATCGTTGCATTTAACCCCTTCTTCTTCTTCCTCTTCTCCTACATACTTCTCAAATTTTGATAATATTTCAAGAATTGCTAATATATCTCCGATACTATAATAATTCAAATTAATTGTCATAACATATTCATTGATTTTTATATCAAAAACTTTAGCTTCACGTTTTTCTGAATCTCCATAAACTTTAAAATGATCATTTTTTAAAATCCAGGGTATATTAGCCTCTCCTTTGTTTCAAATTTTGGATAGCATTATCTAAATATACAGCAATATCTATAGCAGATCTTTCTTTTACATAATCAATGATGTATTTATAATCCTCTATAGTTAATGTATCGGTAAATGTTTTTCCGTATCTATCCGATATTGAATTTTGACTTATTGAAATTACAGTATAATAATGATTATTCATCAAATTAGTAAATTGTTCGTATAGTATAGGATTATTATTGATGGCAGTAAATTTATTTATAATGCTTTCTAACTGTTTAGCTAAAATACCGCCAGTATTTAATACTTTTCTTCGGTTATTCATGCAAAAAATAATCTCACGCATATCACTAAACATAAAAAAAACCTCAGATTAACTAAAAAGAAAGAAAAAAAGAAAAAAAGAAAAGAAAAAAAGAAGCTTATTTCTCAGCTTCTTCGTCGTCTTCTGTAACTTCGTTACCATCCTTATCTTTAATGGTGCGGTATTCAACAACAGGAGGAACACCATTTCCGAAGTCGCGGTATGCGATGTAATTAACAAGAAGGGCTTTAACCTGACCTTCCGTATATTGTGTGATGTCGATAGTGATTTCGTCAACTCTCTCTAGTTTTTCACCATCTTCGGTCTTTACGACCTCATATTCGGTTAATCTGGCAGGGAAATAGTAGACAAATTTACTTTTCCTCATCATAAACCCTACCTCGTTAGTAAGGTTGGCTTTGCGAAGTTCACGGTTTGCGCTGTTGGAATTGATCAAACTTTGTAGACCCATTATTTGTATCTCCTAATGTTTATTCATCTTATTTCTTGATACTACTACTACACATTAATAGTATATATACATTTTGGAATGAATCGGGTAACTCTACAGCTACCGATTTCTACACAAAAACATGAAAAATAAGAGAAAAAAACAAAGAAAAATCATGAAAAATTGATGTCTAATAGGTCAGTCAACGCAAAAAATTAAATATAAAGAGAGATATAAAAGAGATACTTACAAAGGAGGCAATACAAAAATGACAATTGAATTTGATGAAAATTGGAATAATTACGCTTTACCGGATGATTATGCCGTTATAGGTAATGTTTTAATGAAAGGAAGTGATGATCCTGAATACGTTTGTGGAACGCCGTTTATTCTTGCGGCAAAAACAAATGAATTAACGAATGGAACTCGTTATTTTGTAATCCGATACGAATATGACGGAAAACAGAAGGAATTTTTAGCTAGTAATAATGAATTAGTATTAAAAAGAAAAACGGCTGAATTATTTGCTATGCATAATTTTAAAGTAAATGATGGTAATTTATTTGGTAGAACGATGCATTATATATCTAGATACATGGTGGTAAATGGGGATACTTTACCATTAATAGAAGCTACAGAAACTAACGGATGGAATAAGGATTTTTCCATGTTTGCTTTAGGTAATAGGGGGGTCTATATAGATAAGGTAGTACCTATATATACCACACTGAGCAATCCGCTTCATGTAGATATTTTTGAAAAAAAAGGAAATGAAAAAAAATGGAGTCAGGCAGCAAATAAATTACTCTGCTATGATGTAGCAAGATTTTTGTTTTATGATAGTATGTCAGCACCTTTATTAAAAATATTGAATATAGAAAATCATACCTTTGAACACTGTGGACGGACTAGATCAGGGAAAACGACCATTAGTAATCTAATTGCATCAGCAATAGGCGAACCTAAAATGCAAATGTTAAATCCTGGTAATTCAAATAAAGCAGTTGCCGCTCATTGTGAGGCATTAATGGATTTACCCACATTTGTTGAAGAAATAACGAGTAATGAGTCACGTAAAGTAGTAAAGACGGCTATTTATGATATAAGTAATGGAATGCAGAGAATAAGAGCAACAAAAGAGGGTA